TTATCGTTTGTTACTAATCTATCTGCATCTGCTAAAGTCGTTGATGTTGCAGATGTATTACCATCTACAATATTTAATTCAGCAGCAGTAGACGCCACATTAGTTCCACCAATGTCAAGAGTAGTTACAGATATTTCACCCGCAACAGTTACTAATCCATCTGCCACAGTTATTAAATCAGTGTCGTCTGTGTGGCCTATAGTTGTCCCATTAATTAAAACATTATCAATATCTAATGAGCCACCAGTAATTAATCCTGTTGTTGTAATAGTTGATGAGCCAGTGTCAATAGTTCCAAATCCAGAAGTAATTGAACCAGAATCTAATGCTCCAGTTGTTACAATACTTGAACTTCCCGCTATAGCACTATAGATGGCAGAAATATTTGTTCCGCCAACAGTAATTGCGTCAGCTTCTAAAGTTCCATCAAAATAAGCATCTTTAAATTCTAAAGCATCTGTGCCTAAATCAACAATAGCGTTAGAGCCAGGTGTTAAAGCACCGTCTGTAAGTATTAATTGCTTTTCATTATCAGCATAAAAATTAATTGTATTTGCTGTTTCAAAATCTACTTTAGTTTGATCATCTTCACCAATTTTAACATCTGTTGCTAAAATTGATGTAATACCTGTTTGTGCTGCATCTACATTTAAAGTGTTAGTTGATAAACTTACACCAGTTCCTGCTGTAAAAGCAGTTTTAGACATAGCTATTGCAGCAGAACTATTTACATCTGCATTAACAATAACACCAGATCCAATTGCTGCTGTTCCAGTTGTTCCTATTGTTATATCACCAGATATAGCAACAGGATTAAAATTTGTACCATCACCAATAAGAGCCGCACCACTAGTGTTAGTAGCCATAGTAATGTCATCACCGGATATTGTAAGATCACCAGTAACTGTTAAATTACGGCCTATAGTTATATCGTTGTTAGCGTCTTCTACGAGTAATTTACTAGCAGGCACTGTACAGAAAACATCTTTTGTTCCTGCAGCAAAATCAACAGCACTATCGCTGTTTGAAGAAGATATAACTGTTGTACGTGTAAGATCAGAACTATCACCGTCTAGTGTTCCTAAACCAACTTCCCATTCATTTGCTGTTTGATGAGCAATAACATAGTAAGTAGTATTAGAATTACCTACGCCTGCTGAAAAAGCTTCAAACCCAGTGGTAGCACCACCAAGAGATACAGCTCCCGTTCCTGTAGTAGTAGTCGTTTCCTTTACGCGATCATTAATGACTAATGCCATTTATTTCTCCTATGCTAATCTTAATATAGCATCACTTGCATCGGCTGTAGGAAACTGAATTGTAAACGTTCCGCTTGTAGAAGTTTTATCTCCTCCAAAGTCCAACACACATACTGCTTTATTAGAATTACTACTGTTATAAATTAATGCTCCACGAGCTGTAATTGTCGCTGATGTGAAAGAAGCGTCAGCAAAATCACAAATAGCAGTTGTTCCTGAAGTAGTTGGTGTTACACTTGTTAAATTTCCTCCTCCTGCTGTATAAGTTCCTGAGTTAGAAACTTCATTGGAACTTGAATAAGCGGTAGTAGAAGCACTTAATGTAGCTGAACTTGTATACAATGCAATTTTGAAAGTGTCACCAGTTGTAGCTGTGAAATCATGTCCTTCAACAAGTATTTCTTGTTTAAAACTAGTGCAGACAGCTTGAGTTATTGCCATGTTCTATCCTCCTGTGGATTTTTGTTCTTGTTGCAAAGGAATTCTTAGTTCCCCTTGCATGTACTCATCTCTTCGATGCCTTCCTTGTTGCTCAATAGCTAAACCTTGAATGGCACGTTGATATGATTGTTCGTATAATTGCAGCATTTCAGCTGGTCCCTTCAAGAATTTGAAGGCTTCGGCAAGACATCCATATAATAATGCTGATGGAGCATTATTACCCAACCAAGAGGTTGTGTTACTACTAGAAAGTCTTGTAGGTAGTCTAGTAATTCCTAATTCGATGTTATACGCTGAATCCGGCGTCGGCGCAAGGTAAATTGTGTTATGATCCCACCACGCCCAATATTTTGGTGTGCTTGTAGACGCTCTGTTAGGCCAATATTCATTCATATAACTTAAATCTTTTTGCTCTAAAAATGTTCTTGTTGCAGTACCTGAAGCAGGCCAAATATGGACTGTTCTAATTGTAGCGAGTGATGTTGGATCTGGGGAAGACCCACCAGGTAATGATACAAAAGCGTTACTTGCGGTAACTGTTGATACTTGATGCGATTTAAAAGCATCTATATCTACTTCTCTTAATATTCTATTTTCAGTGTGTTCAATAAAATCATTTGTTCTAGTTGATGATAATACATCAGTGCTAGTTTCAGTATAATCTAAAATCTGTTGTGTTAATTCTGCGTATGTTGTCATTAGTTACTCAATGTTGCTGGTCCAGCAGAAGCAAAACCTCCACCGCCATTTCCTGTTATTCCTGGTGCTGTTGACACCGTGAAAGTATAAAAATCATCATCTGTTTTTGTTATACTATAACCACTTTCATCTTCTAATTCAGTCACAGAAGCTCCAAATAAATTTCCTGTGACATCTCTAAATCTCACAGTATCACTACTAGCTCTTCCATGATCAGGTTCAAATACTGATACTGTTGCACTACTAGCTGTAAATCTAAAAGGATTACGAGGTAATAATGTTGCAACTGCGTTTTCTGTTCTATCTGGTCTTGGAAATTGTAAAGCTTCAGGATCTGGAATATATTTATGTGGTTCTTCTTGTGGAGCTTTTGGTTCAAATTCACTTCTGTGAACACGTGCACCATTCCACTCCTTCACCATTTCTTTATAAGGATATTCCATACCACTACGATCAGAAATAAATTTAGCGTATTTTCCGTTAGCGTAAGCCATCTATCCTACCATTTAGAATCTTTAGGTCCAACCCAACTATATTTTCCACCTTTAGTAGCTGCACCCATTCCTTTTGCAGTACCTGTAATAGTACCTTTAGCAATAGAAATAGTTTTTTCTTTTTCTTTAGGTGTAGGATTAGGTACAGAAATAGTTCCTCTGTTACTCCAATTTCCTTTTACTCCACCTTTAGAATTTCTTCCAGCGTTAGAATCTTTATTCCAATTTGGATTACTCATTTTTCCTCCTTTTTACATTCACAGTTTGTACATTGACAATTGTCTTTACAATCGCAATCACAACCACATTTTTCACATTTTGCCATCTTCACTTATCTCCTATGGCCTATAAGCCACTGCTGGTTCAACCCTGAAAGACACTCTTTCGCGATCGTTATCTCTAGCACGATTAAATTCTTCGTCGTACACCGATTTTAAATTTGCACTTAACATAGGTGCTTTTTTTAAACTTATATAGTAAGCTAATCCTGCAGTCAAACAAGGTAAAAAATAAAAAGGTACATCTGCATTATTAGTATAGTCACCTGCATCTTGTATTCTTCCCATATAAAAATATTTAAATATGTAGGCTTTATCTGGACTTGGATATAAAAACAGTGTCATATCATTTTCTGGTCTACCACTAGAAGAAGATCCTCCAACAGTTACTTGTCCTGGTATTAAAGCAAATTGAGTGGGCCTAGAGTCACCACTAGATGAATTTTCTTTTTTAGCTAAATTCATATATTCAGTTCTAGAAATTCTATTCATAGCAACATCTGTTGTGTTACTATCACCTTCTAAATTAGATGTAGCACCTGTAGTGGTTGTTACCACTGCATCTACTATATCTATTACCTTTTGATCAATAGAATAATAATTAGTGCCAGCTGTTAAAGTTTGTGTTGCATATTCTATGGTCCATAAATTTAAACCACGATTTGCCCATTCTGCTAACATTAAGTTTATAGATCTTCTAGCAGTTTTTAAATCATATCCTTCACGTACTTCTAATTGACAACGCTCATGCGCTTCTTGAATTATTTCCTCTATTGATAAGTTAAAGGTTTGTGTGCCTGAATAAGCCATTTAAACCTCTAATAATTTTTAGATACTTCTAGTATAATAGTATAGTGGTCGTGGTTTGTATGACCATGAGTTGTTAAGTCAATATCACCATCGTATCCAGATGCTAATGTATTTTTAAGACCACCGAATGATCTAAAATCCATATACCCTGAAACATTACCTGCTGCTGCACTTCCACCTAAAACTGCTGCAACAACGTTTGAAGTTGCATTCCATTCTAGAGCTACGCGCATACCACCTATATCATACCAAATTTGATTAATTGTTGCATGAGCACATGCTGCTCCTGCTGAGTTAGTTGCTAAAGCTGATACATCAACTTTTTTTACTGAACTTTCTCCAGTTCCATCTGATATATTTGTAAGTTTTATAACAGCGATTTTATCACCGTCTGCTAATGTTTGACTTGTTACTGCGTCTGCCATTTGTCCTCCTGTTGGAGAGAGGGGGTTTTCACCCCCGCTCCATTAAAGTTGTTTATTCAAAAACGTTTCTACTAATTGCTTGGTAGTGAACGTTTATTGCCTCAGCTGCTGCCGCACCTGCTTCAATACCAATGTATGGAATTAAATCCGTATCATTAGTTAAAGCCGCTGTTTTAGCTGCTGCAACACCTGGTTGCACTGCTGTTACTGCAGTTCCCCCTGTGCTACCTGATGTGCTAGTAACATTGTACTGTACACCATTTATAAAACATGTAGCTTTTCTATCACTACCAATAGAAATTTTCAAGTGATAAGGTGTATCGGCTGCAACAGTAACTGGAATTTGACTGATATAGTCAGTTCCACCAATACTGTGTACTAAGTGCCAATAGCTATAATCACTAAAAGCTTCACTGTTAGTAGCGTCTGTTTGAAACTTAAAAAAGATTTGGTTGTTATCAGTTGCAACTAATTGATCATTAGTTAACTTTAAACCAGCCCAAACTTTTTGGTTATCAATTGCAGGTAAGGAAATTGAACATTCCCATTCTACTGAGTTTTCAGTTCCCCATTTAGTTCCACTCCAAGCTGTTTGGTTAGTATCTAAGTGAGGTAAAAGAATTGCTTGATCCTGATCAGCACCAGCAGTAGTCATTAAAATACCACCGTGTGTAGCTGAAAAAGTAGTCAAAGCAGTTGTCATGTTAGTACCTAATGTTTCAAAGTCTCTGTTAGCAATAACAAATGCTGCTAAAGCAGAAGCTGAATCCGCATCAGGGTCTATAATAGCTACTGCATTAAGACCTGGTTTCTTTGTAAACCATTCTTCTAAGTAATAGCGTCTTGCATCTTTTGCAGGATCACCCATAGTTCTATCGTGCTCAACACCTGTTGAAGCAGTAGTACTATATAACTTATAGTTGTTTTTGGATCTTACCGGACCCACAAAGCTAGTATTAGCCATGATATTCTCCTCGGTCATATAGACCTATTGTCATACAGTCTCTATATCGTCTGCCTAGCCAGTCTGTATAACTTGTTATACTAGGTATAGTGGGGCACATAATGCGCCCCACTAAAAGATTTAAGCTCCTGGAGAGCCAAATATTCCACGCCAGTCAGACCAGCCAAAGCTGTATCTTTCTCTTGCTTTATATCTAACATTTCCAGTATCGAAGTCGCCTTCCATTGCAGTTCTAATAGGAGCTCTAGTGAACATTTTCAGTCCATTAGGAGCATCTGTTTTAATGAAAAATGCATCAGTATCAGTTAAGAAATTGTTAACCACATATCCTTGTGGAACCATTCCCATAGATTTGATTGCATTGATGTCATTATCAGCAGTTCCTACTCTACCTGCAGATTTCATCAACCTTTCAGCTGTAAATTGAAGATTTACAGGAATGATCATTTTCATTCCACGAAGAGCAATTTTCATTCCTCTTTCGTCCTTCATACCAGCAATGTCGATCATTGCTTGCTCGAGCGAAGTTTCGTTCAAGTCAGCAGCAGTTGACAATTCGTTCTTCTGGTCACCAGCCATAGTAGTGTGATCAGTAGCACAAAGCTCCTTATCATCACCACCAAGATAAGAACTGTTAAACGCTCTGTTAAGAACGTTAGCAGCTTTTATTTGCTTAGTGTTTGCCATTGAACGTGCCAATGCTTTTGTGTATCGAGTGCTGATTTTGTCGTAAAGATTATCCTCTACAGCTTCTTCAGTTAATGAGAAAGCTAAAGCAATAGTTTCGTGAGTATAACGAGAAGTGAAAGTTTCTTGTGCTGATTCATATACAACACCAGATCCTTCCGGTTTTACTTCTGCATTACCAAACCCACCTAACATTACTTCTTCCTCGAATGCACGATCAGAACTTTCTGCATCGAAAATTTCTGTGTGCTGGTTTTCGTATCGGTCATACTCTAATCCAAACAAAGCGTTCAAGCCAGGTTCCAATTCTTTGACCAATTGCATTCTTGAAATTGCCATTTAATTTTCTCCTAACTATTACGTTCCAGTAATGCCGGTGCCTAATTTAACGTGTTCATTCCACATTATATACCAGTTAGCATTTGCACTGGAAGCATCGTCATTTTCCGGATCTTTTGTAATCCCAATGATTTTAACCTGTAAGCCAGCTGTAGTAGCTTCAGAACCACTGTCAATTTCTGTCACAGACAGACCATTTACAGTGCTAGAAGTACCAAGCACAGAATCAGTATTTTTACCAATATCTGTTTTAGCTATAGTGCCATCACATTGAGCCTCAAAAAGAGTGAATGGATTATCATAGATGTATGCGTCGATATTAGTTGACCCAGAAATGGAACCAGTTGCGGTTACATTTGTCTGAGCGTAGTAATTTGACCATGTAGGTTTCTTACTAGTTGGATCAATATAGAAGCAACCGTTAAAAACACCAACATTAGTTGCACCAGAAGCTGTTCCAGCTATGATGTAACCTCCAGACGCCATTACGTGGTCACCTTTAAAAATAGATGTACTGTAATTGTCTTCGATGGTGTACAGGGTAGTACCTGCATTATTAACGCCACTGCCAACTGCTCCAATAGGTCTGTACCCAAAGGCCGCGTCAACGTTAGCCATGATTTTATCCTCATGTTAATAAGTCATATACACTCACCATGAATGTATAAATTTTTGTAACTTATGGGGAGAAAAACTAGTTCTTCTTACCGCCACCAAATGTTACGCGAGAGCTTCTCTCATTTGAGATAGGCATGCTAGGATGTTGGTCCTTCAAAGGATCGTTAGCAATTGCGTCATCTTTATCTTGCGTTACTTGTGCAAAATGTTTTTCACGCTCTTTAACAGTTTCCTCTGGAATCCTTGCTAGCATTAAACCCCCAACAGCTATGACACCGTTATATCTACCTGAGTCTATTGCAGGCCATTGAACATCAGGATATTCGTCAGCTCTGACAAATTCCCAACCTTCGCGTAGTCTAGCGGATACATTTTTTTGATCCATCTGTCCTACTGTTTCAGCCCTTATCCAGCGATGTTTAAAACCAGCTGGTGCAGGTGGTGCGTCTAACTGAGACGGTGGAGCCCATGGTTTCCTTCGTTCGGTTTTAACTCGGGTTTCAGACTCGCGTGATGGTAGTTTATTTGTTTTTATATTTTTATTCATATGCCTACTCCTTCACGTACTTCGCATATTCGCTTAGTGGCACACCTAGTTTTTTTGCTATGGCTACTTGTGATGGTGTGAGTCTCACAGTACCTTTGCGCGCCTTAACAGGAGCACCTCTATTAGCAGAGGCTACTGTCTGAGAAGGTGGCGAAACTTGTTTTGTATCTTCAAACTTATGCGGGAAATTTTCACGCATTTGTTTGTCAATTTCAGTATAATACTCATCTGTCGATGGGTCAATACCTTTCTCTACCAGTTTACGATGAATTGAGAAAGATGTCAAGGTCATTGGTTCATCTTTACCAAACCATTCATTTTTTTCCGCCCAACTTTCAGCTCTAGGGTCTGGAGTAGGTGGAGGTGGCATTTGAGGAGCAACATATTGATCCTGGTATTGTTGACCATCTTTTTGTTCTCCTTGTTGTTTTTTTAATTTTTCTTTCTTGGCTTGTGTTGCTTGAACTCTTTCAGATTCAACAGATAATCTGGCTAAAGCTTGATTTGCTGCTACTTGTCCATCAATATCACCTGTTTCAACTGCTGTTTTTAATTGTTTCTTAACAGCTTCTAATTCACTTTGAACTCGTGTATTATATTGATCAACATATCCATCATCCAAAGCTGAAGCTTTTTCTTGTAAACTTTTATTTTCACTATATACATTTTTAGCGTATTCAGTGGCTGCTTGTTCACGTCTTTCAGATTCTCTTAACTTTTTTGTTAATTTATCTATACGGGATTGTACTTTTTTCCCATAATCTTCCATTTCCTCATTAGATGCCGTTTGCTTTTCAGATTCTTCAGTTTTAACTTCTGTTTCAACTGCTTCCGGTTCTGGATCAGGATTAATAGTTTTTTTAGATTTAATGGGAAGTTCCACATCAATAGCTGGACCATTATCTGGTAAGTCTACCATTTTTGCGTCAGCTTCTGATTGTGGCTCTATTTTAGTTGCTTGTTCTGCAGGCATTTTTCCTCCTGTTATTTATATTGCAAGATATCCTCTGGGTCTTTTACCACAGCAATTATCTCGTCATCATTAAGTATTCTCACTTCACCACCTTCTATTCCAAATCTTGATCCAGCATAACGACCAAATATAATCCAATCGTTTTTCTTACACCAAGGTCCATCTGGAAATCTTGTTTCATCTTTATATGCATCTGGTCCAACTTTTAATACTAAACCTGTGACTGTTGTATAGGTACGCTCTTGCATTGTTTCATCTGTTAATATTACACCACCTTTTGTTTTACCTTGTCCCTTGTATGGTAAAACTAATAAACGCCACCCTGTTGGATTTGGTAAACGTTCTAATACTTTATCTGTTGGTAAGTGCTCTATATTAGCTGCAGCATCTTCTTGTATTTTTTTAAGAAAACGATTTTCTTTTTCTTCTGCTACTTCATTATTTTTATCTGCTTCAATTGATAAATCTTTTTCTTCTAAAGCAAATTTTCTTTTAGGTATTACTGCCATCTTCGTCTTTCTGCAGGTCTTGTATTTCCTGTTCCATAATTGCGTAGGCTTTATTCTCTCCTACGGTTTTGTTGTACTCATCCCAGCTAGGTAATCCAGCTGCTATGATTTCTTTTAACTCTTCTTTTCGCGCCCTAATCTTTTTTAAGATTAAATAAATGGCGTTTTCATCATTCATTCATGCAAATTATATACTAACAATTCCATTTTCGCAAGGATTTATTTATTCTAGAATTAGGATCATTTGCTGTTTTTGCACTTGTACGACTTTTTTTCATACCAGACATTCTAGCACAAAAACTTTTTCTTCTTTTAGCAGATTTAGATCCTTTTTTTAATTTAGATGGTTTTGTTGTAACTGCCATCTTAAGTTTAGAGCCAGGATTTTTAGCACGATAAGATGCAATACCTTTACGATTTAATCCACCCGATTTGCTTTTACCTTCTTTACGTTGCCATGCTGCCGTTTTAGCCACGGCTTTGACTTCTTTTCAACGCTGCTGCTGTTGGTGCACCTTTAGCACCTTTCTTTCTCATGGTTTCACCACGTTTTCTTTTTTGATGAATATTATACCACAATCCTTTTTTAGCTGTTTTACCTTCTTTTGTTACATGTGTGCCTTTTTTAACAGATCCACCTTTTTTCATTCCTGTTTTCTTTTTAGCCATTGATTTTGTAATAGCTCTAGATCGAGCTGCTTCCCAAGGTTCAATTTTTTTATTTTTATTGATGTCGGCTTTCATGGCAACGCCACCTGCTTTCATTTTTTTCTTTTTCGGAGTTGGTCCACCTGCTGGCCCTCTAGGTCTAGATTTTACCTTACCCATGTGTTTCTTTAATTTTTTTGCTGATTTTATTAATGATGACATTACCATACTAGCCTCCTATTTTTTCTTAATTAAACCCATTGCACCTTTAGCGCCTTTTATGCCAAAGCTTGCTGAACAAGCGATATATAATAAATGTTTGTAATAATCCGGGAGTTGTTGCAGTGCAACAAACCCAGCTTCTATATGTGCAGTCATTCCTGGAAAAAATACTAAAACGGCAGGCCCTAAAAGGCAAATTAAAATTAGCTCATCTTTCCACGACCCTTTCATTTGGTCCACGGCCGATGCTTCCCACGCCACTTTTCCGGCGATCTGGTCTTGTTTTAATTTAGTTGCTGCTTGTACTTCTGTTAGTTTTAATTGAGCTTTCGCTTTTTTTGTTTCTACAAAGCCAGTGACGGCTTGAGAGGCAACGCCCAATAATGGTTTTAATAATAAGTTAAGCATCTAAAGTAGGAATTGATTGTGATTGTTGCATTTCTTCAATCTCTTGCATTCTTTTTTTCATTATATTTTCTCTAAACATTTCTTCTATAACTGCTCTTTCAGAAGGAGGCAAACTTTCTAAATATTTCATTGCACGATCAAATAATGGTGCTGGTATTTTTTCACCCATAAATCCTATGTTAGGTGGATCAACGTGAACTGGAGCATTTCTAAATGCTTCTAATTGTTCCCCTACATTTTCTCTTGTTGCGCCAAAAGATTTACGTGGTTTTTCAGACATTTCTGGATATAATGATGCAATTCCACTTTGATCGATTTCTGGTCCACCAACTGGTCCACCTTTATCAAAACTATATTGAAAATTTGCTGTTGCTGTAGGATTAATAGACATATTTCCTAAATTAAGATTAGGATCAATATCAAGACCAAAACTAAAATTATCTCCTTTATAACCTATACCAGGCTCTCCTCCACCTAGAACTCCAGGTAATGGATTCAAATCAAATCCTGTATTTGGAACATTGGGTATATTGGGCATAAGGTTAGCTTCAGCTGGTTCATTAGTAATTAAATTTTTTGTATAATCAGGTAAAAATTGATTTCCTGTAGCCTCTTGTTGATCCATAAGATATTTATAATAATTATCAATTCCAAATTTTGGGTCTAATCCAAATGGATCATTTAGTCCTACTCCAAAAAAATTAGCACTAGAAGATAATTTATCTTCTCCACCTGTAGCTCCAGAACCTGTTGTGTTTAAAACTATATTATCTAGGTTCGTATTACCACTACTACTACGTGGGGGTGCGACTGTAGGTGTGCTACCACCATAAGGTACACTAGCTTCATTCGTTGTTCCTGGTGGTTGACCTTGGCCTCCTACAAAAGGAGATCCAAAGTCTTCTCCACCACCATAACTTCCTATTGCTGGAGTGTTTGATTTTGCTATGTATCGTTCTCTAGCGTCAGCCATTAAGCACCCGGCAATATTATTGCTTTAAGGACAATTAAAACAACTATGGCAACGATACCGGCTTTAATCCAGTCCTTCATTCCCCAGTCATTCCATTCTTTGAGATGTCCCCAAATATCTTTCAATAACTTCATATTTCCTCCTATTTTCGTTTAGTTGCGCCCCATCCGCGTTTTGCGGGGCGTGATTTTCTAACAGAACCACCTTCACTTAGCAAGTGATAATTATATCCTTTTTTACCAAGAAGAGAGTGTCGATCCGGTTTTTTTCCTTCTTTAACTGCTTTTTTTCTTGTCTTCCAAGCTTTAACACCTCGTTGTGAAGCTCTCGCTTCACTTCGCATTCGTTTAAGCTCTTCCTTAGTATATCTAATTGGTTGATGTGGAACAGCTTTAGTTTTAGCAGCCTGTTTTTTACCTTTTTTAATATCTTTTTTAAGAATATTGCCGCGAACTACTTCTGGAACGTTTTTTGCGTGTTTTTTAAATTTTTCTTTACCAACTTCTTTAATGGCAGTTTTCACGCCAGACTTTAAATCTTTAGCTTTTTTAAATATCTTTAATACTTTATCAAGAGCCATTATTTTCCTCGTCTTTGATAACGTATTTTCTTACCTATATCAAAACCACCTCTTAACACTTTTTTAGTACGTGCTTTTCCAGCCGCTATTTTACCCCTAATTGTTCTCATTTTTTCTCCAGGTGTACCAAGCTTTCCTTTATCTTTTTTAGCTGCTTCTTTACTTTTATGAAAAGTGGTTGTGTATGTATCTCTTTGTTTTGCTCCAGGTTTCATTCTTTTCATGAATCCTGGGTCACGTTTATCAGCTGGTCCACCTTTTTTCATTGGTGTCGTTTTTCGTATTTTTTTTGGTTTTGGTGCATATTTATCCAAAAACTTCTTATAGTCATCTGACGTCATTCTTTTTCGTTTAGGAGGATCTACGTGTGGACTTGGTTTTCCTGTTCTTGATTTTGATAATATTCTAGCAAGTGGTCCTTTTTGTCCTTTTTTCCCAGCTCTTGCAATTGCACGCTCACGCGCTGTACTTTTTGATGATTTCGCCATTTGATTTCTCAATCGTCTTATAATTGTTGCTGATAATCCTGTAACCATTTTTTCTCCTAATGTATCGTTGGGCTTTCGTGAGTTATGTAATTATCCATAATCTCAAAACTAGCCGCTAGTTGATCAAATATCATATGGGTTTGTTCAGGTCCCAATTTTGTCAAGTAAATATCTCTTATCACAGAAACCATTGCAGCACAAAACAAAAGTTGATCATCTGGAAGCTCTGTTGTTTCCGATAAAACAAGCTTTTGAGTCTTTTCTATATACTCTTTAATCTTTTTTAGGTTTCGTTCCATTTACTTTACCCTTCATTTGTTCGCGCACGACAGACATATTTTCTTTTAATGTAGCTAATTTTTCTTTGCTTTGTAAATCAGCATCCGCAGTCTGTTGTTTTATTAGATCAACTCCTATTTGAGCTTCTAATTTATCACGATCCAAGTCTAATCTTTCTGTATCAATTGTAAAGTCTTTTTTCAATCGTTCTTTTTCTTCTTTTTGTTTTATTAATGTTTCCATAGCACGAAGATCAATTTCTTGTTGTTTAAGTTTAACAAGTGGGTCATCAGCCATCTCTTCTGTTCGTCTTCTTTCTTCTTCAAGCATTTTTTGAACTAACTCTGCTTCCACAGCAGCAATTCTAGATTCTTTTTGTTCCATCAATTGTTGTTGTGCCATTTGTGCTTGTTGTGCCATTTGAGGATTTTGTTGTGCTTGTTGCATCATTTGTGTAACTTGTTGTGTCTCTTTCATCATTTCTTGTTCCACTTGTTCTGCTGCAAGTAATGCAATATGTTCTAATATGTGTGATTCCATCATTGCATAAAGTTGTGGATTAATTTGAACCATTCTTGTAGCAATAAAATCAGCATGAGTTTTCATGTGTTCAGGATGATTTTGTTTTGCAAACGCTTGTGGTTGTTCACCACGCATTGATAATGCATTTTCCATTGCAGGACTTTTAGGTTTAGGAATATTAGGATCTGGTTTTAAAATTGCATCCACATTATCCACACCCATCGCCATATACATTCTTCTATACGCTTCACGTACATTATGTAACATTGGATTTGATTGCGCTAATTGTAATTGTTGTTGTGCCAACATAATACGTTGTGACATAGAAAATATATTAGGGTCACTAATTGGAATAATATCTACACGTTCATCAAAATCTTGAGCTTTAATAGATTTATTTCCACCTGAAACCATGTAAGGGTATTCCGGCGGTAAATATGATTTAAGAACATCTGCTAATAATGTAAACTCTAATTTTTGTGCATAGTGCATTCTTTTGTGAATTGCACTCATAACTCTTGTTCCTCTTTCCAACAAAGCTAATGTAGTGCCAACAGGATTTTGTTCATTACCTTCACCCATTTTCATATCTGCTATTGCTGCAAATGATTTACCCGCGTCAACTGCAAATCCTAATAATTGAAATAAAGTTGTACTTGGTTCTTTATAAGGAAGAGGTAATAGTGATTCTTTAATAGAAGTTCCTGTTACATCTACATCTCTAAATTCTCCTGGTTGTAAAGGTTCATCATGATCACGTATGCGCATGCCACGTGCCTTGAAACCTGCTGGTAAGTTAGCAAGAGTACCTGCATCAATTAATTGCCGCAAAACACTTGTTGCAGTTCTTGATAACCCACCTAGCATATGTATTAGACCAAAGCCATAAAACCCTAGTCCTGGGAGGAATTTAAAGTGTACAAAATATTGTTTTTTATTTTTTGTTTCGTCATTTTCATCCCAGTTTCGTCTAATAGACAAAACTTCTTGGGAAAATTTATCAATTGTTACAATGTAAGGAAGTTTAATACCATTAGGATCTTCAAATCCTTTTAAATCTAAATATGTATGAACTTCTAATACTAAATGTTCTTCATCATCTGACCCATGCGTTTGTTCTGTTCCTTCTAATACATTAACTTTATCTTCTATGTCTGATGTTTCAACAGTTCCACCTTGTAGTTCAACGTCACGGTAAAATCCGCTTACTTGATTTTTTCTTAAATCATTGCTACTCATTTTAATACAATGTGTAACACGTTGTGCGCTTTCTATATCAGTTGCAAAATAATCTATTATTAAATCTTCACTAGATATAAATTTAGAAACAGCACGGTTAAGTTGACCATCAAAATAAATTTTTTTAAAAGCTGAACCTGCAAGAGGTAAATAAAAAAGCATTTGATCTAATTCAGGATCATACTCTTTCATAACAGTTGTAAGTTGGTAATTCATAAATTCTTTGACACGCATTGCTTGTTCTTCTATCTGTGGTGTTGTATCACCTATAATTTGACAATTAACTGGTCCGCTTGCTGGAAGAAGTTCTTTATATGCTTGTGCTTGAAATTGTGTAACGGATTCTGCTAAAAGAGGATGAACAACGCCGCTTGCACCTTCAAAAGGTTGTGTACGGTCTTCATATTTAAACCCAAGCATATCAAGTCCTTTGATATACGTATCTTCCCAATCTTTTCTTGTATCTTTATCACTTTCAAAAAATCCAATTAAGTCACTTGCTAATCGTCCAAGTTCCTCTTCTTCTACAAACTCTGCTAAATTAGCACCATGATCAGTTGGTGGTTGCATTGGAGTATCATCAGGAATAATTGCCGACCCATCTTCTTGTAATTCAAATTCAGGATCAAATTCAACAGTATTATCCACTGGAACTTCTAATCCTGCATCCGGTTCCATATCTAATCCTAGATTAAGCGCTTCTAATGCTTTATCAATATTATTTTTGTTTTGATCTGCCATATTAAATTAAAGGGGATACAATAGGTTCAAATGCATCTCTAACCAATCCTCCCGTGTTGTATGCTGAAATTCCGCTTTTCATTTTTTCTGTTGATGGTAGTATACCTTTTTTATCTTTTAAAAGCAAGACAGGAATATTGTCTTGTGGTACACCATTTCCATCAACTATAACAGTTTCATCAAACTTTGCACCTGTTTTTTTTGATATTTTCTTCATTTGTGGAACCATAATGTTAGTATAAAATCCAACTTTACTCTGGCCTTTTATTTTACCACTCGCTAATGCAACGCCGTCATAATCACCACTTTCTTTTGCTGCACGAAGTAAGTATTGCATTATAAATCGTCCATAATCTTTTGAATCTGCGAAAGGTCCTTCAGGCGTATCAGATGATTCTTTATATCTTTTTTTACCAGGTTTTAATTTTTTACTTTCTTTAATAAGTTTTGCTTGTTGTGCACGAAGTGGTCCAACATTAAGTCCACCAGCTTCATCAACTTGATTTTGTATTTTTGCAAGAGCAGTTTCTATTTTTGAAACTTCTAAAGAATCAGGGTCATAAAGGTCTTTTCGTGGAACATATCCTTTCCCTGGACTATTTTTCTTTCCACGTGCACCTTGGTGCATGTCTGATTGTATTTCTTCTACAAATAATATTTTTCTTCCATATTCATCATTTCTATCTGAGAAACGAACCCACACAAACATGTTATCTGGTGATTGTGCACCAAAATCATGACCTTCTGTAAATATTTTCTCATTTTGTCTATAGACACCAGGTTTGTAGGAAAATAAAATTTCCTGGTAATTTTGTCCACCACTCATGGTTTGGTCGCCTGCGTGTTTTGGTTTTCCTGCAACATTATATTGAATTCCTTTTTGATTAAGTATATCATCAAATACAAGTGCTAATTTCTTTGCCATAAATGGCATTTTTTTTGCGGGGTCAAGTCCCTTGCCAATAATTTCATCAATACCAAACTCATCTTTAAAAGATTTATTTACAATTTCTTTTAATCGCACCATTTGTGGTCCTGTAGGAATCTCTTTCATTCTATTCATTTCTGGATATATATTATTTATTATTCTTCTTGATTTTTGATCCATGTAAACGGGTGGGCTTTTTATTACACTATTAATAAAAGATCTAGCATCTTTTACAAGTGAGTTCGTATCACGCCATCCAAGTACCTTTGCTTCTATTTTAGGTGCCATTTCATCAAACTCTAATAAAAGTTCTGATTTTTTTATTTTATCATTTGGAGTTGACATTAAATGATATCCTAATGATGTATCTTTTAATTCTGTATCGCCCACACCTTTATTCTTTAAATATGCAAGCCATTGTTTTCCACTCATCACATTCTGGTTTGCTTCTGCAATTTCTTCACGTGATTTCCAAAACATAGAAGGCATACGTGCCTCATCTTGTTTTGAAACTGTTTTTACTTCTGGTGCACCGTAAGATACACCTTTTGCTGTCTTAGGTGGACGTGCTCCAAATATTCTAAATGTTGATGCATCTTGTGTTCTTAATGTTGATAATTCCTGTAAAGCTTTTTGTGCATCTTCTACCGTATCAAAATCTTTATCTAATACCCTTACACCAGATTGATCTGCTATTGAATAAGGTCCTTTTGGTGCAGCTAATTTCATTTGTCCTTTGGATACAGGACCAAGTGGTTCTGCTGCTTTTAATCCTTTCGTTAAAGAACCAATTGTTTTTAACTTATTAACAACACCACCTATGTTAAATTCTTCTTTCATTATAATATTACCTTGATCATCTTTAACGTGTTTAAATTTTGGACTTTTTCTAATTGAATTTGTAGCATCATCCCACCAATCATACACAGCATATTTTTGTACAGGTTTAACGTCGTTAGGATCCATTGTTCCACGCAGCTGGTAGCGCATTAATCCTTCTCTTGGGCCAGTTACAATTCTAGCATTGTTTTCAGGATCAAGGTAGGGAAATTTCTTTTTTGTTATTTGTTTAGGTTCAACAATTTCATCTGCTTTTGCAACAATTTCTAAATCCGCTAATTCTTCTGGATGATCTTTATAATAATCTTTTCTAAAATTTTGTCTCGCTTCAAAATCATTTTTACCGAACTTCTGGTAATTATGAACACCTGGGCCGATAGCCTCGCCGCTTTCATCAAGTGTCAATCGTTGCTTATTCATTGAAACGGATAAATTTTCTAATGATTGTTGAAGTTTGTTTTTAACTTCAGGTAATGGTTTTTTAAGCTTATTAAAAAGCTCTAATAAACGTTTACCTTTTTGTATTTTATCTATCGCCATTACTCAAATTTATCTGTTACACTTGGTATAACTTCTCTTCCTAGAGCTTCTAAACTTCCTGGAATAACACCAGTTCCAACACCTGCATCTAACGCCTTAACTTTAGCAGGCTTTCTTAATTTGCTTATCATTTGACTTAATCTATTTCCTTTACTTATGAGATTTGCTCCTTGGCCCACGACACCAAGTGGTCCAGCTGCAAGGGGAAGAGTTCCTGCAATACTACTAAATGCTCCTGGAATATCATGTGATAAAGCATCACGGTCTGAATAATATTTTAAATCTTTAAAATCTTCCTCTGTCATGTTTTTAATATCAAAATATTCTTGAATTTCTTCTGGGCTCGCGCCTTCTTCCTCTAATTCTGCTCTAAGTTCATCATCACCATACATTTGTAATACATCATATAATTCTCTTTGTTGCATTAATCCTGCTTTCATTCGATCATCAACTAAAGTATCTTTATATAAAGATTCATCTGCATCAAGTATACCACCAAAAACACCTTTAGGTGTTTGAAAAGGTTCAATACCATATTTTTCTCTCATTAAATTACTATAACCTGGAAACTCATACATTTCGTCTACTTGTTTTTTTTGTTCTTCACTTTTTGGGAAAAGAGTGTCTACGGGTCCAATACCACCTAATGCATCAATTGGTTGTAAAAAACGATAAGCACCAATTGACATTTCAGGAAGATTTTTTGCAAATCCTACAATACCTCTTCCCATCATTTTTGTTCTTTCTTTTACCTTATCAAGAAATGTTGCATCGTCCGCGAAAGGTTTACCGTAAATCATATCATCATAATCAGTAGAATCTAATAATTTTCTGACATCACCTGGACTAGAATAAAATAAAAAAGGTGCATCTTCCAAACCAATACTGCCATCAAAACCAGTTCCAGGAATTAACTCTCCTGTTTCACCACTATATTGAATTATTAATTGTGTTCCATCCTTAACTTTTTTAGGATCAAATTGTGATACGTCTAATTCTTCAACTTCATAATCATAAGGATTATCATCGCTCTTTCTTGTTCTTTTAAATAAAACTAAATTAGGATTTCTAAAAAATTCTCTTCGTTTTTTATCGTAGTCTCTAATACCGCCACCAATATCATCTTTTTTTGCTTCTTGGACGTATTGACCTCTTGAATACCCCGGTCGCACGTACCTCGATAAAATGCCTTGTGATTTCATTAATAATACTCCCTATTCTCAACATATACACTTTCTTCTACGAAGTCATCTTTTAATTCAACGTAGTAACCTTGTCTATATTTCATTAAAGCTTGCGTGGTAGAATCCACGTAGTCATCATTGTCTCCAAATGGGAATGCAGCGCATTCTTCTATCACTTCTTCCGCAAATTTTTCGTCCGGTGCCCAAATTTTTCCAGATTCAAAAAGTGGAGAGACACTATTTACTCTAGAATGCTTATCATTTCCTTTTGACGGTGTAAAGTTTAAAACTGGTATGCCCATTTTTTGTAATTCGTGTGTAAGTGGTGTTCCAGATGCTTTTGCTTCAATAATTACTTGCTCTGGTTCCCAATATTTATACTCTTCAAGTGCTTTTTTCTTCAATTCTGGAAAATTCCATCGTCCTTTTTTTGCATCAAGCAAAATTAATGCTGATCCAGTGTTATCATCGGGATCAAAAATGCCCCAAGTTGTAATTGCGGAGTAATCTGCTGTTTCTTTTTTGGAAAAAGCTGTATCATACGACTGAATTATGTAATCTAGGTTTGGAATTTCACTTTTTTCCCATATTTTCCACCATTCACGCTTAATTAGAGCTCCTTCTTCGGATGTTGGTGACTGCATCCACTGCGCTTGCCACTTTGTAAGCGGAATTGAAGCTTTAACACCGAGTAATCCTTTCAAAGACCAAAAATTACCCCACATAGGTTTATCATTTATGATCGCAGGAAACTCAACAACCTCCCATTTGTCTGTTAATTCATCTTTTCCTTGAGCCTCGAGCAATTTACCAGTGAGATCTTTCACTGACCAACGCGTCATGACTATAACTATCGCACCACCAGGTTGAAGACGTTGTCTTGGTCCAGAAGTATACCAATCATAATGAGACTCAAGAACAGTAGGAGAAAGAGCATCTTGTTCCGAATGAGGATCATCAATAATGAGTAAATCAGCCCCACGCCCAGTAATAGCACCGCCAACGCCGGCAGCAAAATACTCACCACCATGATTAGACTCCCAACGACCAGCTGCTTTAGAATCAGCAGCAAGTTTAACTGTGGGAAAAACTTTTTCATATTCACTTGATTCTATCAGATTTTTTGCCTTACGTCCAAACCTGATTGCTAATTCTCCTGTGTGTGTTGTTTGAATAAGCTTGGCTTTTGGATGACGACCCATGAAGAACGCCGGAAATAAGTTTGATGCAAATTCTGATTTTGTGTGTCTTGGTGGCATATTGACAATAAGTCTTTTAAGCTCACCATTTGCAATACGATTAAGTTTTTCCGCATAAATTTTGTGGTGTTTACCTTCAACAAACTCAGGCCAAACCTCTTTAACAAAACTTAAAAAATCACCTTGAATTTTTTCACGCTTATCTTCCAAAGCATTTTTGAGAATTAACTTTAATGTGTTTGTATCTAAGGATTCTAAACTAGAAACGTTTTCCATTTTTTAAAAATTTTTTTAAGAAAGACATTATAACGTTTTATGTGGTGTTTGTCACTCTCAAACTCAATCTTCGTCGGCTCTAGGGGAGGTAGACGCAAAAGGGGGGGTTACCCCCATCGAAGATTGGGACCGGGCGGCGAGCGAAGCGAGCCGCAATAAGGAGTATCCCGGGCGAGTTATCCACAGGTTATCCACAACTTACTACTATTAGCTATTGACATAGTTATCCACAACTTAATACAATTAACTATATCAATGGTTATGTGTTCATGCTACTAATGAGCTAGAAATAGAAAGGGAATTAATTATGCCTAACGAAATAATAACAACAAACAATGTTAATATTGCACCACTTGTTGAGGAACTAACAGCTTATGTTAAAACAAAACAAGTTGGTGATGTTAATCTTGAAGAAGTACTATCTAAACTACCAAAGACTAAGAGTCCAGATTGGAAGTTAATATCTGGAATACTATGTAATTCAATAGTTGAATGGGCTAGTCAAAATGCAGATGAGGGAGGAAAAGATTTATTACACCATTTACAAAACGACATTGGATATCTTATGAAAAGATTAGGATTAACTGATAGTTAATTCCCAAATAATCGTTAATCCTATAACTCGATAACCCAAATGGAAACAATATAAAGGGGGTTATTATGACAATCATAATAATAATCGAGTATCACTAGCCCTTCGGGGCTAGTTTTTTTTTGCCTAAACATCAGCATCATTACCTGCTGGAAGGAGGATCCCGCTGCCCCGGGAAATCGAATCATGTTGATAGTTTGATGTGTTAGGAGTTTGGGAGTTTGGGAGTTTGAGGCAAGAGCCGATTAACACCGTTTATCTTGCCTCAGTAGGAAATTATCACAAGATGCTTCTAGTCTTACACTTGTCTAGCTACTTGTCATCATTATATCATCAAATGTAATCCATCACAACCTCATCTTTCTTTTTCTTGTGGATAACTAAATCGTGTGGGATTTTCACTTTTCCCTGATGGAAACCCGGGCGCGCCCGGTGCGTCAGAGCTCCGAGACCCAAGAACCACGACCAAAGTTTGACAATAGGGAGTTTGGGAGTTTTAGGGAGTTAAATACCAAATCATCCATATAATAAAGGCTATTTTCAAGGGTATTATCATCATTAAGTAATCCATGTCATCTCTCTTTCTTCCCAACCTGCAGCTCCTGCTGCATCTGCGTTTATAGCTCCTGGAACGCCAATTGTCAACCCGGGACATCAACAAATCTGCCATTTTATTCCGAAGGAAGCGGAAGAAGTACCGGCGCGCCCGGTGCCTGAAGCAGCCCACAAAAAATCCCAGAAACCTTAGGTTTTTGTACGAAAGGGAGTTTGGGAGTTTGCGCAGCGGGCCCTGGTTTCCCGGGCGCGACTTATCCACAGGATATCCACAGTTTATACACAAGGGAGTTTGGGGGAGTTTGAATCCCCCAAACCTATGGTTTAATTTTGTGTTTCTGGCTCTCCGAATAGATTGCCCAAGAAACTTTTCTGTGCTTCTTCGTGTGCTTCCTCAACACGTTTAGCATTGCGTGTCATAACAGGAACAACCCCATCATAGTGATTCGCAATCCTATTTAGAACTTCGTTGTTTTCTTCTAAAGTATTAGCAATCCTTTCTAATACTCTTATTAAATCTTGATCCATAGTAACTCCATTTCTAATTCTTAATGAATTATCTTATTATAACATTTCCGAATCACGAAATATACAACTATTTCAAATTAATTGTGGATAACTTTTTCGAGCTTCACGGAACTTGGACAGCTACCCAACTGGTACGAATCATCTCTGATCGGGAATCCCCGGCGCGCCCGGTGCGTGGAGCTGCAGGAACAAGATTCGCAAAAAAACGGGAGAAACATTGGGGAGTTTGGGAGTTTGGGACTGGCATCTCAGCTTCCTGGTGAAGGGCCCGGGCTAATTTAGGGAAGGCATCAAGAAATTTTTGGCGGAAAATAAGGGTTTTGGGAGTTTTAACTTGTCAGGTTAACGGGATCGCGCGCCGGGGAACCAGCTGCGACTTATCCACAGGTTATCAACAAGAAATTTATGTATGGGGAGTTTGGGAGTTTGAAACCACTTGACACAAATCTAGGTCCGCGAGCCTTCCTTCATACAACCCGGGCACTTGAAACACATTACTTTCGCCGAGGTCCTTGGTTTTGCAGCCATGAAACAATTTGACATCGCCGCTGACAGGCAGGCTAACCAGGATATAAGATGGTGCTCCTGCTAATGCATGACGCATATTCCATGCAATTTGGAATGGTGATAGTGTCACTTTATTACTACTATTGACGACCTTTAACTCAAGTGTGAAGAAACCTACGTCTTTATGAAATATTAAACAATCTGGGAATCCTGGAGTAACGTAGCTTTCCAAACGAGAAAAAATATAATTACCACCCTCTAATGATATTTTTACACTCTTCCAAAAATTTGTTTCCGTCTTTACGGTCATACTTCTTCTTGCTTTTCACCACCCTCTGATGATACTTCAGTGATGTCTTTAGGTCCTTCGCTATTGGATTTTGTTTCGACCGATAAGACAGTTTTATTATTTTCTTTTTTAAATTCACCTGTTAATCCTAACTCTTTTAATTGTTTTAAAACGTCGTCTCTAGACATAGAGTCAATTGAACCCGTTCGTATTTCTTTTCTATCGATGTACAATCCTGCAGCCTGCCCCCGCAACCGCTCAGCATTAACAGCAGCAGAATAAGACTTTTCAGACAAAGACTTCTCACGCAATCTTGCCAACTCTTGTACATGTTTATTTAATTTAACCTCATGTGTTTTTTCAATTTCAGCTCTGCGTGCAATTACAGCTTCTACTACTCTTGGAAATCTTTTACCATTTAATAATTCAGATGCTGTTGTATTAGCTCTATCCTCCTTATATCCAGCTTGTCTTGCGCACTCTGTTGGTGTCAATCTACCTTCATTCTCAGCATATATCTTCACAAACACACGTTGTTTATCTGTCAATCCATCATCACGGATTGGATACTTTTTTGCCATATTTGTGGCACCACTTGTGGCACCACTTAATCTTTTATCTACCATGCTGTACCCCGCAGTATAGTTGAGTTTTTACTCATTTTATTTTCTAAAAAACAAAAAAGTGCCTTGCGTTGTCTAGAGTAGTGACACATAGGTGACACATAATAACTAATTGATTTATAAGAATTAATCATCAATTGTGTCACTGTGGCACCAGTTTGATCCCCGGTAACAAAATAAAAAAAACTTTTTAGCAAATATACCACTAGTAGTGCCACATTACAAAATATAAATTGACCTATTTCTGCCATTTCCTCTTCCTATCCATCCTCTTCTGATTAATTGGTGCACAAATGCATGCACATGGGCCTTGGACCTCGAGCCCATAAGCTGTTTTATTTCTTCATACGACGGCGCAAATCCATTCGCATTAATATAATCCTTAATAAGATTATATACCTCCATCTGACGTGGAGTGAGTCCTTGTTTATCTAATGTCTTTGAGCCCTTTGGCATTTGGGTTACTCCAATAATTTTTTCTTACTTCACGTAGCATTTCATTTCGACCCCATTCATCAATTGCTTCTTTTGTTATGGATTTCTCTAATGTCTTATGTATCTCTTTCTCATCTTCAGTCAACTCAAGACGTGTTGGTCCTTTCTTCCTTACATATGTATGAACTTTAGCCCATGTAATAATATACTTAGAAGCCTTAGGCCTCGTATAACCACGCTCTGGATCTAATGCAGGAAACTCTGGATCTGGTGTAGTATCAAAATTATCCTTGATATATGCCATTACATCCTCATCCTTTTCAAATTGCTTGACAATTTTTTCAATAATCTTTTTATCAAGCCATAAATTAATTTCGTACGTCTGCATGTCCAACATATAAATATTCAATTTTCTTTACCCACCCTTTTGGTATGGTAATATATCTTCCTCCATGTTTATCATCCGGGTCCGTGCACCACGAGCCCATAATGACAACACAATTTTCATTATTCTTGACCATCCAACCTACATCCATGCAGGTTGCAAGTTCACCCTTCATTATTGTTTCCAAATCCTGCCATCCAGTGTCACCATCCAAAGCATCCATCCACGTGACGCGTACCATGGGTATAGTTTTTATTTCCATCAAATTTAATTCGCTTTACCCATCCACTTTGCGCTGACACGATCAAATCCTTCCTGTACATGACGCTCATCAGGTGTTCTATTTTCACGATTTGGCTTATCCTCTACAAATTTATCTATAATCTCTATTAACATTAATGTGGGAAATGTAACACCATGAACTTTAACGTGCGTCTGTAATTCATTCACAACTTCATTAAAATCCCACATTTCATCTTCAGCTTTAACAAGAGTATCATAAATTTTTTTACCAGCTGCTGCAACTTCTTTTATCATGTTGTTCTCTTAAAAGTAACTTTGTTGCGATCGTTCCAGTTATAAACCCACTCTATGCGTCCTATATAATCAGTCTTATTAGTGCAACGATATAATTTTGCGCGGTTAAGGGATACTTTTCTAATCCATCTATCGCGATTAAAAGCACGTTGTGACATAACAACACACATAGCTGCCATAAAAGGACGATTTCTCCACCACTCATGATAATCTTTCATCGAATGAAGATATTTTGCGTCTTTTTCAAGTTTAGAAAAATTATTTATCTTTAATCTTCCTTCTTTAAAAAGTTCACCTCCAACGGTAAAATCATGTATTCCAATTAATGTAAGTATAATTTGAAAGTGAAGCTTGTACGTTTTTTGAATGTGAAAAAACTGATGATAGGGTTGATCCCAATAAGAATTAGGATATTCCTTTTCTTCTCTCACCATGTAGGTGTGAAGATGTTCCTTGTTTTTCCATGGTGTGCCATTTTGATTGAGAACACGCGTCTCTTCAATGCCCATTCCTCCTGCTGAAAAATAATGTAATGCTAAATTTAAACTTTTAGCTGCTTCCAAACGATGTTGCCCATCAATAACTTCATTTCTATTGTTGACAACAATTGGCACTGGAATAAATCCACTCTTTGCCATTGATTTTTTTAATCTTTCCACTTTGGTAGGATTAATTTTTCTATTATCATCCATAAAAATGAATTGATCATAATTTTTAGTTTTTCTTATTTCTTTAGTCATTCTACTTCTCCTTCCATTTTTTCATCAATCTTTCACCAGTTGAATCATCAATGTAATAAACAGTTCCATTTATAGTAATATAAACAGCATCTTTACTTATAACTTCTATCTTCATTCTATTTCTCCTAGACGTTTACACCTTTTATTGGCTTATCCATTGTAAAGTGTATATTAAATGCAAGCGAACGTCGCTCACCTTCTGACCTAAATGGATACACCTGGTGTGTAAGCCATGAAGGAAACAAATAAAAATCTCCAATTTTTGGTTTTGCAATATAACTATGTCTTGCAAAATGGTTGGGCATTGAACCAAGAAACTCTAAACATCCAGCTGTTGGATGATGGTCCTCTTTTTCATATTCTTTATCAAATCCTGGTGGTATTTTTAAAAATGCAACACCAGATAAATTAGCATCATGAATGTGCATTGGATTAAAATCACCTGCGTATTGTGATACTACCCACACACGAAAACCAACTTTACTTCCTTCTACTGGCTCTGCATTAATAGTATGTTTATAATATGCCTTTGCCATTGTAATCATAAACTCTGGGAAATTTGGAATTTTATTCTGATCAATTGCAACTTCTTTTTTAACATTACCTGCAAGATTATGTGACCAATCATGTTCCTTACTTAATTTCTCATCATGTAATATACGATCAGCTTCAATGTTCAATAGATTAACAAATCCTTGTGGCAATGTAGTTTTTAATATACTCGGCCCAAATGGTTGATATATATCATATTTTAATTCTAAATTTTCGCTCATCCAACCTTCTTTATTTTATCAATCCATTCACGTATAAAAGGTCTTGATGAATACATAGGACGCTTAACATCTTCACGCTGCCCACTACCATCTTTACTGACAAAACCAAGTGTACGTATCATTGCATCTTCTTCATTCTTAGCACGAATTAAATATTGAAATGTTATCTCACGCTTAGTTGTAATCTCATATGTGTTCTTTTCTTCACCTTTCTCAACATGAAATGACTTCATGCCACCTATTTCTGTGCCTTCTGGTGGTTGTTCAAATGTTACTGTTGGTGGGCTATAGTCTAAATCTTTTATTGCTTCTTGATCTGCAAGGGCCTGGGACGCTTTCTTCTCGCGTATTTTATCACGTTCTTTTTGTATGTGGTCCCACTTACGTGGTTCTTCTTTTCTTAACTTATCACGCTCGGCTATATATTTCTTTTCCTCTGGTGTATCTGCCATACTTTCCTCCTGGCTTTCATAATGCTCCATTATATAATTATCAAATTTACTCATAGTAATCCTATTAACCAGCTATAAATGTAATATGCCACTAGACATACCAAAGCAATTTTTATTGGAAGCATAGAAAACCAAAACATGCCCCACATTATACTCTCACTGCTATGTATTCATAGTCCAAATCGCCGTGTCTTTTTTGTACAAGTGTAATAAAATTATGGTCATATGCACGTTGTATACGCTTTTTTAAACTATTAACTCGTCTATCATCTGTGGTTGGTGAAAATTTCTGTAAATGTGGTGCCATAATATACCCACGGTAATAAGTAACCTTATCGCCTTTCTTGGATTTATTAATCCACTCTTCAAATCTTTTAATACTTAACATATCTAATAATTTCTCTATCATCTCAATCTCATTAAGTGAGTAGGGGGATTCTTTGACTACCCCCAACCTTTTCCCGACAAATCAACATTTCCTAAATGTTAACTAGTACTTCAGTACCACCCTCAGTTACCTCAGACACATGTCCGTACTTCCCTTTAAGTGTGCCTTACTACTTTGTTACAGTTGTTCAGCCATACTCCGAGAATGTTGCACCATCCTCATTTACACGTATTATACCATATCATTATGAACAAAACAAGGACAAATTATATAAAGTTATCCACAGGTTATTCACAATCATCAGGTCTTGCTAGCATTTCTTCATAATCTTTAATATCTTTTTTAAATTCCTTCTTCCAAGCCCTTAATTTATGAATAGGGGCATTAGCTAGTCCCCAGCAATAAACAGTGTGCATTGCATCGGTCATGCTCTGGACTGATTCTGTATGAATAAGCTCGGTTGATAATTTATAAACCTCAAGGGATAATTTTTCTTTTTTCTTACTTCTAATTCTAGGCATATTTAACTCCTGGTTAATTGGTTATACTATGTTATATAAATTTAAGGTGAGATAGTGCAAAATATCTTTTCATACCTATATGTGTACTTTTTTGAAGGTTTTTTATCAAAAATCTTGTCAATATGAACATTTATTTAACATTAAATTGTGGATAAGTCTGTCAAGCATTTTTTTCTTGCACAAAACGAGAACATCCTGTACATATAAAGTTCTCAACTTCATTTCATCTCGGTGGACTTTCCTGCACATTCGTTGCAGGGAGGTCCCGTTTTAAGGCTACATGACACAACGAATAAGAATTATATGGACAAGAATAAAGAAATGGTTAATATACCATCCTGAAAAAACATATTTCAGGGGGAAATAAAATGGTTGGAATATTAAAAAAAGCTGGAAAAGCATTAAAAAAAGCAAAGAAAGCTCAAGAAACTTCTAAATTCTTAACAAGAAGAAAAACTTTAGCTGGTGCAAGAGATCTAGCTGGTACAAAAGAAGCAATACCTAATTGGTTTAGAAACTGGTTAAAAAATAACCCAGTACCAAGAGGAACACCTGGACCTAAAACTAGGAAAAAACAAGTTTCTGATTTTGTTAAAAGAAGAAAACAAATGGGTGGACCTAAATCTTACAAATTAAAATAGGAGATTATCATGGGTATATTTGGAGCAGCTAAACGTGGATTTGGTTTATTAAAAAAATCTAAAAAAGGAGTTGATCCTAAAAAAAGATTAGAAACATTTAAAAAAGCATCACAAAAAGTAGATCGCGATCAAACAATAAAAAAAGCAAAAAGATTAATTAAAGAAAGTAAAGCTGCTATTCAAAAAAGATTAATGACACCAGCTCCTATGACTCCTGTTGGTGCAGGAAAGAAATGGGTTGGACGAATTAATCCTGATGGTTCATACGTAAAACCTAAAAAAGCTGTCGGTGGAAGTATTAAAAAAAACCCCCATAAAGAATCAGATGCAGCAGCAATATATAGACGCAAAATAAAATTATCAAAAGAAAGACCGGAAATAACAATACTAGATGCAAGCGGTATAAAGACAAAACCTAAAAAGAAAAAGAAAAAATAATGGGTATCTTTGGAATAGCTAAGCGTGGAAAAGGCATAGCAAAAAAAATAAAACAAGGTAAAGAATGGGATATACTAAAAAAACATCCTACATTAGCTAAGCAGAGCTATTCTAAATCTGCTATCAACAAAATGTTGAGTAAAGATTTTAAAAAGAAAAAATAATGTCGTTCCTGGTAGCTAACCTACCACCGTTAAAGGTATATGTTAAGAAGGAATATTTATATGATCATGAAAAAGGACAGGGAGAACTTGTAGAAGGTGTTTGGATATCTGTTAAGTCAATTGAAGGTAGAGCACTTTACTTTGAAACGTATTTGCCGGAATATGGTGCTTTATACGATAAGCTCCCTATTAGTGCTTTTGTTAATTCTCCTAATATTAAGCTTAATCTCGAACTAGAAGAACTAGAACTGTGGGATGCATTCTCATATAATTTAACTGTAATAGAAAAAAAATCACTTGCTGGTGTACGTTGTAAATATCTTGCACCATCAAAGAAATGGTATTATGGTGAATACTTATTTACGATTGATAACTGCCATGCGGACAGTAATACCTTAAATACATCTTATTCAGAGGTCCCAGAGGAGCACAAATCGTTTAATATACTAGAATTAGACAATGGGCATTATGCTGCTCAACCTAATAATAGAGTATTATTCTACGATAAATCTTTAACCCCTGCAGAAACATTACAACCAGACTTTAAAGTATCAACAGAGTATTATTCGGTCGAAAACAAAACTAAATGGACCGCAGGAGATGACACTAATTATTTCTACGATCTCAAGGAACAAAAATGAAAACTATATGGCTTATGCTAATGTTAATATCTTCACCAAACATGCCGTCAGTGAAATATAATGCATTACTATACAATACAGAAGAAGAATGTATGAAATCAGTGACTGATTACTTAAATTATTACGAAGCTAAACCCCAACAATACAAGAATACTATCGTCACAGATGCTTTTTGTTTACCCTTTGAAGCTTTTCCTATAAAAGGGTTAAATAAAACAGGTGCATAAATGAAATTTTGGTTAAAAATAATAATAATATCAATTATTTTAATATTAATTTGTACGTGGACTAAACCTTTATTTGCTGCTGATACGAACACTGTGTCTTCGACGGTTGTAACGGATAAATCTGTACCTACCGCAAATGCACCATCAGTAGTGGTTAATAACTCAGATATATGTAAGACTGCAGCGTCAACCGCCGTACAAACCCAGGTTTTGGGAATTGCGTCGGGAATCACAATCACTGATGAAAATTGTGAACGTATAAAATTATCTAGATCTCTTTATTCTATGGGCATGAAAGTTGCTGCGGTATCAACACTTTGTGCTGATCCTCGCGTTTTTGATGCCATGCATATGGCAGGGACATACTGTCCTTACATGGGTGCTATAGGAGAAGACGCACGAAAAGGATGGGAAGAAAACCCTGACATGGTTCCTAAAGGATCATTAGTGTATAAAAAAATAGAAATTGAACAAAAAGAAAAACAAACAACTGGACTAACGGATGGACAAAAACTTTTCAAGTTTATTATTGCTGGTATGGCTATGCACTCTGGCATTGTGGCCTTCTTCCCTTAGGGCAGAATGTCCTGTTACTTCAACCGGTTTATGTACTCCAGGTGTTGAAGAAACAATTGTCATAGATGAAGTAGAAACAATTGAATATGAGGCTGATGGCTATACAGTCACAACAGAAACTACAACTACAACCACAACAATAACTACAACAAATCCTGACTCAGGTGATATACTTGATGGTGATAATGATTATGTATCATCTAAATATGAAGGTGATATGGATATAGACTGGGGAGGCCAGGGCCCCGCATCAATGCCCTCAGGCAACAGCTGCTACAATCTTGGAGCAGATAAATGTGCACAAATAACAGGTAGTGGTAATTCAACATCAACAATGGGTGTATCTGGAATGGGTACAACATTTATTAACACCATTGATATATCAGAACTCGACATAGAAAATGGTGGTAGAACTAATTATTCTATAAAAGTTGATAAAAGAGATCCTCAAGATCGTATTTATATGCATATTACAGGACGTAATGGTAATACAAATATATTTCAAGGCACTGACATCTTATCTGAATCTGGTGTAACCAGTGGTTATCAAGAATACACAGGCGGATTTGATTTCGCGGGGACAATTACAAAATTAATTGTAGAGGTAGGTGGAAGGGATGTGTCTCTCGCAATTGGACCGCTTTTTGATGATGTACAAATAAACGTACTTTACAATGTAATTTCTACAATAGTTACAGAACATATACTTAGTGTTGAAATGTGGGTAGCATACGGTGGTAGTACAGAGACTGAAGTAATTGATATTGTTGAAAATATATTTGAACACAATGATGTTGTAGAAGCACCAGGTGATGATATGTATTTTGAACCAGAATTTGAAGAACCAGATATGGAAATGTCATATGAAACTGTTGAATATGAAATGGAAATGGACTTCGAAATGGATTTTGAAATGGACTTCGAAATGGATTTTGACATAGACATGCCTGAAATGGAAATGGATATGGCTAGTATGGAAATAGAATTAGAAATGGAATTAGAGATGGAAATGGATATTGACATGCCAGATATGGATATGCCAGAACCAGAAATGGAAGTGGCAGAATTAGATATGGACATGCCGGAACCGGAGATGGATATGCCAGAACCGGAGATGGAACCTGAAACAGCAACTGAAACAGAACCAGAAATGGAAGAATCTATGACTGAGCCTGAACCAGAAGCTGAACCTGAAATGGAGGAAACAAATGATGAACCTGTTGAAGAACCTACAGAAGAATCTAATGAAAATGTGGCAGAGGAGCCAGAAGCTGAAGAAAGCCCATCAGAGACTTCTGAGGATGAAGGAAGCGAAGACGATATGGATGAATCAGAAGATAAGGCTGAAGACAAAGAGAAGCCTGTAGAAAAACCCATTAAAAAACAACAGCAAAAAGAAAAAGCTGCTAAAAAAATTGTTAAAAAAATGGGAGATAAGGGTAAATATGACTCAGCAAATCAAACAAAAACTCTTATAGTTATGCAAGTCCTTGGTAATACAAAGACATTTTTTGAAACCCAGCAGGCATTGAATGACCGTGCTGGGTTCTTTACAGATATAACATTACCTGATACAACCATATCAGATAATAACATTGCAGCTTATTTGTTATTTGCAGGCAGCGATGGATTAATGAATGACATGGTGGATTCTCAATGGCAGAAGTAGAAGTAGGTGGTATCAAATTTAGAGGTGGCAAAATCTTTGTCATACTTACGGCTTTAACCACAGCTGGTGGTGCATTGTGGGGCGGTTTTGAATTTTATAAAGACTACCTTAACATGAAAGAACAGATACAGAACTATGTAGCTCCAGATCTATCTGAATTTGATAAGAACATTGCGCTAACAAAAGAAGAAATGTCTAGTAAGACAGAACTTTTACAAACAGAAATTGAAATGTTAATGGGTGAAATGGAAATGATGATGCAAGAAATAAGACTAGTATCTGATGTAGCCAATGAACTTAAGAATGATCTACGTCAAGATGTGCGCAGAGTAGAGTCAATTGTTAATGATGTTGAGCAACAAGTAAAAGAAGATTCTAGAGACAATGCAAAAGATCTTAAAGATACTATTGATACACTTGAAGCAGACATGAAAAAATTAGAGGAAAGAATAAAACTAGCACAAAAAGAGCTAGAAGAAAAAATAGATAAAAGGATTAAAAGAGCATTAGAAAATCCTTTAGGAGGATAGTATGAAAGTAAGCGATAATACAGCGATCAGCATGCCTATGAGAAACCTTCTTAGTATTCTCGCGGCCGTTGGGATTGGCGTCTATAGCTATTTTGGGATTATTGAGCGCCTAAATAATATCGAGACAAATGGTAAACTAATGATCTCTGACGTTGATAAAAATACAGAATTTAGAATTAAATGGCCTAGAGGCGAAATGGGGTCCCTGCCCGCGGATGCTCAACAGGACATGTTAATTGAATTTATGGCTACACAAATTGAAGCTATGCAAGAAGAAATGGAGGGTATGATGAGTAATACCGTAAATATAAAAAGAGCTCAACAAGATATCGAAAAATTAATTTTGGATACAGAAAAGCTCGAGGACAAAGTGAGGCAAAATGGAAGTCATTAGCGTGATACTTATGTTCGTTTTCGGGAACATGAATGACCAAAATACTCAAATGACACAATATATTCCTATGAAGTCATTATCTTCTTGTATGAAAGAAGTAAGACTAATGAAGAAAAAAAATACGGGATACGATAAAGATGCTTTTTGTGGTCCTGGTATTGTTCATATAGAAAACGGTGAAGTAATTGCATTATATAATGAAGTACCAGCTGGTGCTACATTAGTTAAAAAAGATATAGATGCAGAAGCATTTGAAAGATGGTCACTACGTGCAAAGGCTAAGTGGGACTAATGGAACCAGTAACTATAGCTTATATAATTTTTGGAACTCTTTGGGTAGTAGGCGTATTATCTTAGAAAAAAGTAGTATATAAGACCTACAACTATACTTGCATCTAAAGATAAAGACCACACGACATAGGATCTAAACAGCCACTTTATTATCTTCTTTTTTTGCATAGAACTTAACCTTTTTTAGCATGCTATGAACGCCATTATTTCTTCCTGGTGTTAACAATGTATCAAGATTCATTTTATCGAATTCTTTTTGATCAAACTCATTAATGTCCTGGGCACTCGAGCCACTGTACACGTCCGCAATAATACAAACCATGCCTTTAGAAATAAGTGCAGCTGAGTCAGCAGTAAAATATATTTTATTATCTTCCACAAAGTGTGGGATCAACCATGTCTGTGACTGGCAACCAGGAACTTCAAATGATTTAACTTTATGCTGTTCTGGAATTGTTACTGAATTTTTTCCAAAATCCATAATCCACATAAATTTATCTTGTGCATCTTCTATATTATTTAGAATTTGTACGTATCTTTCTAATCTTTCTTTTATCATCTTTAACTAGCTTCATCCATTTTAAACGCGGCCCGTAATACCACGAAGTTAATTTTTCGTACGGATACATTAACGCACGTTGCGTAGATGTCTGGAAATAGTATTTTATCTTTTTTACCATTAAAAACCCGGGATGAATCCTACCACCCATGTTCTTAAACCCCGATACCGGGCAATTATGAGCGTTTTTATTTGGCTGAAAACCGTCATTTTATCCTTAGGGTCCCAAACAGCCATTCTTTCGTGTTTTTGACGTAATGACTCTTGATAACTTAAATTTAATAATTCTTGTTCCCTTTTCATATGATCGTAAAAATCTTCAGTCACTATTTTTCTTTTTTTTCGTCTACAAATAATCCTAACACCCAATCAATTTGTGAAATGGCACCTTTCAAACCCATCAATGTTGCCTCTAAATTACCCAACGCATTTCTGCCTTGAGATATCTTTTGATTAACATCATCATGTTGATCTTGTAATGCTTTCTTTCTTTCTTGTACTTTTTCTTTTTCCATAATTACCTTCCTGTTTTTTTATTTCTCCACTTAGCAGATCTTTTTCTTCTTTTTTTCCTACCAAGCTTTCGTCTTCCTCTGTGTTTAGCTAGTCCTACTTTAGCCACTATACTCCACACAGCCCTTCGCATTCATCTGCGAATTCCTCATCAAATGTTTCACCAAATAAACTTGCTTGTTTCTTCGGCTCCAAGAAATTTATTTCTCTAAGTGGCTTAGCTGATTTATGTAAAAACAACTCCGCCTTGGTATTCTTCAACCCATGTCTAATCTTATCATCAACCTCACATGCATCTTCAAAATCTTCCGGATAGTTCTTCTGCATGTTTTTCCATTGATCATTGTGATGGTAAGGACACCCAATACATGATGATTTACCAGGCATTGGATGTTTTTTAATGTCACGATACCACTGAAGACAATCCATACGGGACATTTTCATTTCTATTAAAGGCCAACGTGATACTAACCATGGTAGCCTTGCATTTTTCATACGCATGGCTTCATCAGTAGATATACCAATCCATTGTTCTACAACTGTTCCTTTCTTAACTCTATGTCTTGGTTTAACCCCTAAAATTTCCCTCATCTTTTTTTGAATAGGAATTACCTTATAATCGTGCGTACATTGGCGATATAGCATTCCAACTCTTCCGCCTGGTTGCGCAGCAAATAATGGAGGATTTGGTACGCGTCCGGCGAAAGATTTATGTTCCTCATTTGACCCTTTAATGGGGTTCGCTGCACGAATAAGATCTTCACGAATATTACTTCGTTCTACAGTAATGAGTGGACAAATTGTTATTGCTTTTTTTAAATATTCAACATGTTCATAAACAAATTTAGGCTCCCACCCCGTATCAGCAAATATCATGTAATCTGGCTTATGTTTTGTCAATCCTTCTTGCGCCATGAGTGCGAGACAGGATGACTGAACCCCTGCCCCGAGTGATAATATCCGTAATGTTGGCTCTTTTTTGTTTCCTTCTTCGTCAAAATATTCAGGTTCTTTAGTTGCAGCAACTGCTGCCATATTGTTGAGCTTTTTACGGTCAATTTTCGTAGACATTTGCTCCAAAACTTTTCTTCTTTCATATTCCATCTGCTCCGCGTTAATAGCAAAATTATTTTTTTTATTAGCTGCTCTTGCTTTACCTTGGGCTCTGTACCCGGGTTTTTCTCCACTTTTAGTTGTCATTTAGTTCCTTTAATGTTCTGATGATTTTTTGCGTATAGTATATGTCTTCAGCATAAATTGCAAGTGTCATAGCTAGTTTTTCTAAGTCTATTTCATCGCTGAAATGCTGGTTTAATCGTTCTTCCCTAAACTCATTATAATGATGATTGTTATTTAACAATTCAATATAGTAAGATATGGATTCGCACTTAGTCTCAAAGATCCTAAGCCCCCAGCTCACATTAGGTTTATTAAGTGGCTTTAGTTGATCATCTGCTGAGTCAAATGTGCGGATCCCAAGGAGGTTATTACCTTCTACAGCAAATCTAGACCTACCCCATTCGGATTCGTGAATAGCTTGTGCTACAACTAAATTTACAGGGACTCTTTCGTATTCATCATACATAGAATTTTGATGTATAACGCACGCTTCTACATTTTCTATGAATTCTTCATTATTTGTATAATCCATAACGTGACTAAAGGACACACAAACCATTAATGTTGCACATAACCAGTTCATCCGCCCCAACTTTCTCCTAAATCAATATCAGTTTTAGAAGGCACTTCCAACTTAACACAAGTTTCCATCACTTCCTTAACCTCATTTGCTTGTTTCTCGTCCTTAACAGAACAATCCAATTCATCGTGCACTTGGATAAGAGGAATAATACCTAAATTTTCGTACACGTCAACCATCGCTTTTTTAGTTTGATCAGCAGCTGAACCCTGAATTAATCTATTAAGTGCTTTATATGTGCCATATCTTTTAATTGCATCACCATATTCAACCTTAGCTTGATTTAATGGTAATGGTTTATGTACGCCCCATTGTGTTGGCTCCCATAAATCAAATCTACATTTTCTTCCAAGTAATGTACGAATAACACCCTTAGAATTAGCTCTATTCATAACTGCTTCAAGCATTCCTTGCATGAATGGTACACGAGCCCGGAAATCATTAAGCATAACTTTAGCTTCCTGGGGCTCTAAATCTAACTCACGAGCTAATTTATTATATCCCATACCATACATAACACCTAATCCAATAGTCTTCGCAAGACGTCTCTCGCATCCTGCCATTTCTGCTGTTTGTTGGTGAAAGTCGAGGTCTTTTTTATTATATGCTTCCTGTACTTCCCTAGCACCTGGTTGTTCGACGAGGCACGCCCAGTGCGTGAGTAATCTTGGTTCTTGTTGTGAGTAGTCTGCTTTAAGCCAGTACTCTCCTGGTTCTGGTATAAATAACTTCCTAATTTCTTTCGCGAATTGCCCCCTACTCGGAACCTGCTGTAAATTAGGATGATTATAAGAAAACCTACCAGAGACAGTACCTCCACTATCAGACCTAATTTGGTTAATGTGAGCATGTATTCTACCCTCCTCTGTATGATTCATTAGTCCATGCAAAAATGTACCTCTTAACTTATTTAATTCACGTGCTTGCATAATTAATCTTGGCAGTTCATGTGGATGATCTGTCAAAAACATTTTAGTAAATGATGGCGCATTAGTCTTATCTGTTCTTTCATATGGTAAACTCAAAGCATCAAATGCTTTTGATATTGATGCCGCAGCCCATATTTCTATATCCAAATTAGTTAAATCTTTAATGCGTTTCATTAATTTCTTTTCTTTGTTGTGAAATTTTTTGTTTAATTCAACACATTTATAAGTATCAAATCTAACACCACGTTGTGTCATTTTAAAAATAACATGAATTAGTTTACATTCCACATCATACACTGTTGTAAGATTATCTTTAACAATCTCCCATGATAATTTTTCATGTAATTTATATGTAAGATCAGCATCTGCTTCTGCATACTCACCAACAAACTCTGCTGGTAATTTATACATTTCAGATTTTGGATCTACACCAAATGCATCAGCAGCTTCTTTAAGTTTTTGTTCATTCTTAAATTCACCTAGATATTCATGTACTATACTATTAAGTGTATATGAGTATCTATTCTCATCTATAAGAGCTGCTGCTACCATAGTGTCATGTAATCGACCTTTAACTTCTATTCCTAGAACACTAAGCCATCCAATATCATATTGCGCATTATGAAACACTTTTTCAATTGAATCATCTTCACAAATAGATTTGATATATTTAATAATTTTCTTTTCATCCATATTACCACCCCCATCATGAGCGATAGGATAATAAGCTTTAAAAGAAGCTGTTGCTACTGCGATACCAATAACTTTTCCTCTTTTAGTTGGCCACCCTGGGCCATGTTTCACGAGCTCTGGATCACAAGTCTCCAAGTCGATAGCCACGCGTTTCTCTATACGTGGAAATTCTGTGGGTGCTACCCACTGTGAAGTCACTGTCTTAAAAAGATCCTGAGTCATTAATTTCTCCTGCTATTGCTGCATAACCACACATATCAATGAAGTTATCCAAATTGTTTTTCTTGCCTTGGTTATTCCTTGATATCTTCATCAAAACCATCATCAATGCTACATCCTCAGCTGTAATACTTGCCATTGGTCGTAACTTTTTATCTAAAAATATATTCCAAAATTCTGCAATTTCTGCATGATTTTGAAATGCATCTCCATGTGTGTCATTCCTATCACCGCTGATAAGATCTTTAGCTTTCTTTAATATTTCTTCTTTAGTCATGCTCATATTATGAACCCTCCTTCTCTTTGTGGTTGTACTATATGTAGTTGGTTACGAGCGCGTGTAGCCCCTACATAAAATACACGGCATTCATCGTCTGAATCTTTTTCCATTGCTTCCTGTGACTTCCTTGATAAGTCTGTAAGCAACATAACATTATCTGCTTCTCCTCCTTTTGCTCCGTGAATAGTACTAAGATGTAATTGAGGATTTGTAGATACATTCCCTCTCATCTCTATTGCACGTAAATATTCTTTATCTCTATTTCCTACTTTATCAAAAGCTACATCCCATGGTCTACCTGCCATCAGTAATCCATGATGCATAACTAATTCTTCTAACTGATACTCTTCTTTATCTGCCATTCTTAAATTCTTATGTCCTCTTTCTATACCAATTTGGGATGACATATAAGAGTAAATATTTTTTACATCCACAAGTGGAACTATTTCTTCTCTATTTAACTTTTTCCATGACTCCACAGCATTTAATAATTTAGTAGATACTGGTAATTTATTATTTCTTTTATATAACATACCTTGTAGTCTTATATCGCGCTCTATTTCATCAAGCATATAATTAGTTCTAGCAAGCACTAACCAACTACCAGATTCTTTTAAATCAACTCCTTCTGGGTAATTATGATATTGAACAAAACCTGCCCTGTCTGTGCCTTTCCACTGCTTAGCTCGTCTAAATTTAACTCTATTTATTATTCTACCGGATAAATTTTGTATAACACTAGAACACCTAAAAGACTGTTTTAATGTTTCTACTTCACCTGGTAATTTAATAAAGTGTCTAACATCAGCTCCTGCCCAGGTGTATATAGCTTGATCATCATCCCCACATACATAAATCTTTTTAGCATTTTGAGAAATCTTATCTACCATGCGCCATTGTAATGCGCATAGATCTTGTGCCTCATCTATAAATACTACATCTAGTTTAGGAACTGGACCAGACTCTAAATATAATTCAATCATGTCTGTAAAATCAAATATTTCTTTTTTCTTTTTAAATTCTTCAAGCGATCGTTGGGCTCTAAGCAATGCATGCCATGATACATCTTGTAAATTAGAATGATTATAATGATGTTCTAATTCCATACACTTCATACGAGCTAAATTAACCTCATTTATCAACATATTATCTGTTGTAAATACACCCCCGGAATCAGCACCATCTGTCACAGATCCTAAATCCATACCAAATGATTGTGCAAATTCTTTATAATTATCACGAGACATAACTTCTGCTTTAGTTAAACCTAACTGATGAAATGCAAATGAATGTAATGTTCTAAAATAAGGAAGATGTTGTTCTTCTAAATCAAACTTCTTCATTGCCCGGTCGCGTGCCTCGGTTGCTGCTTTCTTAGTAAAGGCTAGAAAAGCAATACGATCTGGTGGTGTGCCACGTGCCAATTCTTCTTCCACACGATTTAATAACGTATGTGTTTTCCCCGTACCAGGAGGACCAAGTATTATCTTTGTCTTACTTTGCATGTACCATCCTTATCTACAAATATAAATTGCATTTTTAATTTTCTTTGCTCTAACGTTAATGCTCTAGGTATCCTTGTTCCAGGTTTCCAAGTCTTGCGATAACTTTCACTTTTAACATCATATATATTAACTTTACCTTTTTCATTTATTGCTATTAAATCTGCTGGACCTACACCATACAAATTTTTAAATACAAAAAATCCTTTCTCTAATAAATATTGTATAGCTATTTGTTCAGCTACCATGCCTTTTTTAATCTTTGGTAATTTAGAATGGGGCACCATCAACCTCCTTTATATCAAATGCAGAATCTTGTTGCTGATATGCAGGCACACCCCACACTCTCACTGTTCTACCTTTAAGATTATATTTCTCACTCTTACCTTTTAAGTGTCTTAGTGCTTGTACTAATTGACCTGTATTGAAATAAGTAAATTTATTTCGTGTAAGATAGTCCTGTAAATCTTTTAATCTAAACCAAGTAATTCCGTCCTCAGTCCATGGTTTACGTAATAATAATTCATCGCGATTTAGAGCCTGGGCACGATCAGTACAAAACTCCTGGAGGAAAGCTTCAAACTGACCGGCCAAAGACCCATCATCAGAAACAGGGATCTTGATAAGATTAGTCATTAATCTTTCAATATTCTCCTGCCATACTGACTGTTTTACTAAAGGAGGCATGTGATTCAAACTATTCATACATTTTTTTTGAAACTTAGTTTGTATCTGCAGCTCCTCTGTTTGTAATTCCATTCGTGCATCACCAACATCTAAAAACCACACTGGTGGATCTGTTTCTAATTTTGTTAATGCACTAAACTCTAGTGATGCGCCGTTACCACCTATACCATGTTTTCTTCCTCTACATACTTTAGCATTGCAATAGGAATTAATAGGTGGTTCTTTGCATCTATAATTGTATTCTTTTTTCTCTAATTGTTTCTGTACTGTCACAACCTCTGATGCTGATAGAGGTGGTGTCATGTAATCTTGATTATATTTTTCTAATAATGATTTCCAATTATCTGGATCAAACTTACGTAAATAAACTCCAATATTAAATAAACCATTGTTTCGTGTTCCTTCTGGAAAACCTTGTGTACATAGCTGTTGTAAACACGGTGGTCCATCCTTTATGACTTCATCAGATACCTGGATTGCAACTTTGTCTATATCCTCTACAACATATTTATCATATAAAGAATAGAACTCCGGCAATGTTGCTGCTGTTCCATCATCTTTATAGGCATATCTCGTTGTATTTTTTGAATTATAATATGGAAGATTTAAAAAATTACCTAGATCTCCTTTTTCTATTAGTATGGTTGATTGCTTGGGGAATACTTCTACAGCGGAATATCCAAGACCTGAAGCAACCTCTCGCAATTTCTCTCGTACTAATCTGGCGGATACTGGGTTTTTAAAAAATAAAAATATATGCATTCCTCCACTTTTGGATCTGCATGGCACCAGTGGTAACTGTAAATTTCTAATACTATTTATAATTTTTTTGTAATCAATTGGGTAAGTGTCAATATCAATGCACCCCCATCTAGCTGTGTTATCAGCCTTAATAGGAATGATCCCTAAAGAAGGACCATTTCCATTAAGGTGTTCTGTCCATAATTCATCTTTAACTTCTTGCTTGACAATATAGGATTTACCCTCTTGCTTACCGTCAGCACGTTTCCCCTCGGATTGGTGCTGACCATAAGCTACGTCTAAGCCTTCAAATATCGATTTGAATCTTTCCACTAAACCTCCAGTTTAGAAGACTACCTAAAATGGTACGTCTTCGTTGCTTTCTGTATTGTTAGATTTAGGTGCCTCTTTTACAGGCTCCCCCTCTACAGTAGGTTTAGCTTCGACATCTCCTCTTGATGCTGCGGTTGAAAATGATTTTGCCTCATTATAAATATCAGCATCCTCAACTTGACCTGCTTTCTCAACTTGATACCCAAACCAACTACCACGATCATTAGATTCGCTAACAGTAGATAGCTTATAAATGACTGCGTATGTTGGTGGAGTAAAACTTCCCGATGGACCACTAACTTTTTGTGTCAACATCAAGCTATTCCAACGTCTGCTCTTTTTTAATTGAGTAGATGTCATGCTAATAACAGCTTGTGACCATGTACCATCTTTTCCTTGTACAAGGACATAGTGGTATGCAGTTGTTGCAATGTAATTACCATTAGATAATACATCTTTAAAAGTGACCTGATCACGTTTAGTTTTACTTAAGATTCCACTATCAGCGTGGTGTGATTCAACGAATCCTCCACCTTGCTCACGTGGTTTCCATTCTACGTATCGTAGTTGGTAAAGAACAGGAATCACGTTAAGTGAATCACTGACTTCTTGTGAGACAGTATTATAGAACTGTCCAACTTTAGCCCCTTCAACATGTTCCGCTTTTGACGGATTAAGTTGAGGACTATTGGATTGTAGTATGTTGATGTAAGGGATTGCAATATCTCTTGACATGTCAAGATTACCGAAACCGCTCGCATCTTTAGAATCACTAGCAAGAACTGCTAGATCTAGTTTTGCCGCTTTTGCGACTGCCTGTGCTTTTGCCATGGCCTTTTTCTCCTATTCTTTTATCGTTGTTTTTTGTCCTACGAAAGCGCCTAACAAATCCATAGGTAATGCTTTACCTGCTTCATGTTGCTCTCGTATGAATGCGCGAAGGGTGGAAGGTTCGACCCATTCACGTTGTGAAGATTGATATCCCTTTTCATTCAAAGTATCAATCAATCCTCTAGCTTTCTCATCTTCATCCCTCCCAAAGCTACAAGAGACTTGGTTCTTTATTAAATCACCAAATCCATTTGCTCTTAACCAATTAAATGCTGCTTCTTTTTTAGCTTCTTTAATAGATGCACCATAAAAATTGGAAACCTTTAAGTGTCTGCCATCGGCTAGTTTTAACTCTGATAACCCAACTTCTGAAAATAAGTTAGGTAGTACATTTTCTGATAAATGTTTTTTATAATCTTTTTTCTTTTTAAGCTGATCTTCTAAATCAGAAATTTCTTTATCAGTATCTGCTACATCATTTGCAACAGCACCAATCTTACCCATGTTGTCCTGGGCCGTGCTCCCCGCATCCATTTTCATTTGGGAAACTAAATCTAAATCTTTTGGGTCTAAACTTGTCATGTTATCCTCTCAAATCTATTTCTAAATCGTAGTATTTCTTTTCATCGCGGTCCCATTTTAGAACTTTGAATTTGCCTCTATTCATTTCGCTAGCAATCGCACCAGCAAGTGCAATTATAGCAGGATCACCAATCAATAGCAAGTAGTCATCATCACAAAATGTGGATAACTCTTTTTTTAATTTATGAGTCAATGGTCCAGAAGATAAAACTATTTGTTTATTATCCGGAAGTAAAACTTTTAAATCACCAAATTTCTCAGCAGATCTAATATTTCTTCCCATTTCTTGTAAAACGTAAACTGTCATAATTTTATTTCTTGAATAGTATTATAACATGGTATATAATTAAAGGCAAGAATTAAGAAAGGTATATATGAATATTTTTTTCCTGCATAAGGATCCTTTACATGCTGCACGTATGCAATGTGATAAGCATGTAGTAAAAATGGTGCTAGAAACCACACAAATGTTATCTACAGCTGCTAAACGCAATGGTTTTGATATTGGTTATAAAGCTGCATATCCTAATCATCCCATGACTAGATGGGTTGGAGATAATAATCATAATTTTTCATGGGCTCTTGAGCACGCCCAAGAATTATCTAAAGAATATACTGCTCGTTATGGTAAATTTCATGCATCTCAAAAAGTTATTAATGAATTTTTATCATTAAAAGGTAGTTATATTAATTTTTCAGAACCGCCACAATGTATGCCAGACGAATACAAATGTGACAATTTTATAAATGCATACAACAAGTATTACAAAGCAAAATTAGCTGGTTGGAAACATCCACCAAAATGGTATGGCAATGTACAAATTTAAAACAGAACCATACGAACATCAAAAAGATGCATTAAAAAAATGCTGGAATAAGGAAGCTTTTGCTATCTTTGCTGAAATGGGAACCGGTAAAACTAAAATAGCATTAGATAACGCATGTATTTTATATAACCAAGGAAAGATAGACCGTGTTTTAATAGTTGCTCCAAAAGGAACATATATGACGTGGGTAGAGCAGGAAATACCCACGCATGTTCCAGATTATGTAGAAAAACATGTTGTCGCTTGGAAACAATCCACAAGCGCTACCTATAAACAACAATTAAAAGATATTAAAAGTGCAGACGACTTTAGATTTAAAATAATGGTAATAAACGTTGAAGCATTATCTACAAAGAGAGGTGTTGAATTTGCTCATTTATTTTTAATAGGTAAATCTATGATGATAGTGGATGAAAGCACAACTATTAAAAATCCACAAGCTAAAAGAACTAAAAATATTTTATCATTAGCCAAAGAAGCCAAATACCGACGAATATTAACAGGATCTCCAGTAACCCAGTCACCAATGGATTTATGGGCACAGATGGATTTCCTAGATCCTGAGATACTTGGTCAACAAAGTTATTACGCATTTAGAACTCGCTATGCAGTTGTTATAACAGCAAATGCTGCTGGTGGCACGCATAAATACCAGAAGATTGTTAAATTTAAAAACTTGGCACAATTAGGGCAATTGGTATCACCTCACTCATACCGTATATTAAAGAAAGATTGTTTGGACTTACCAGATAAGGTATACACAAGACGTGAAGTAGAATTAACAGATGAACAACAATTAGCTTATAAAGATATGAAAGCTAATGCTATGACTTTTTTAAAAGGTCAATCTCTTACTGCTGTTAATGTTTTAACACAATTATTAAGACTTCATCAAATAACATGTGGTCATATGAAAACAGATAGTGGTGAAACATTAAATCTTAAAAATAATAGACTAGATGAATTAATGCAGGTACTAGGGGAGACTACTGGAAAAGTAATTATCTGGGCTAATTATATTCATGATATATTAAACATAGAAAAAGCAATTAAAAAAGAATATGGAGAGGATTCTTATTGTACTTATTATGGTGCAACTAAGGCAGAGGATAGACAACAATGTATTTATGATTTCCAAAACAGTAAAAATAGTTGTAGATTTTTTATTGGTAATACACAAACTGGTGGATACGGAATTACACTAACAGCTGCTAGTACAGTTATATATTATTCTAATAATTATGATCTAGAGAAAAGACTTCAATCAGAAGATAGAGCCCATCGTATAGGACAAAAGAACTCGGTACTATATATAGATATGGTAGCCAAAGGGACTGTAGATGAAAAGATCATTAAGTCCCTTCGGAATAAAGTTAATATCGCTAAAGAAATTAGTGGTGAAGAACTTTCTAATTGGATTTAATTTTAATTTGTTTTGGTTTTTCGGACTCTGGTATATCACGGTGATACGCCACTTTTAAAAGACCATCCTTCAGCTCCGCTCCATTAACAATGATATGTTCGTGAAGACGAAAACTTTTTTGGAAAGTTCTATCCGATATTCCCTTGTGATAAAAATCTTCTGATTTCTTTTCTTCCTTGCATCCATAAACATGCAAGGTTTGATCTTTAACCTCAACTTTCAAATCTTTCTCAGCGAACCCAGCTACAGCAAATTCAATGACACCTTTGTCATCTTTTTCTTTTATATTGTATGGTGGATAAGTTGAAACTCTTCTGAAACTATCAAAAAAGTCATTGTGAAAACCAAGAAAATGGTTACGTAATAGCTCTAATTCATTCATATAAACCTCCTATTAAAGCAAGATTGTAGGACCCATTATGGCATCCTATATGTATTATATCATGCTTTCGTTATATAAATCAAGTTTTTTCATAAAAGCATCACAGGCACGAGTGAAATTTTCACCTAAGAGCTCAAATCGTTGAAATGTCAAATCACGTGAACACATGAGCACTACACCCTGGTCTATTTCGGTGTTAAATAGCTTATTATGAGCCACTGCGTATGCAGAAAGCTGCATGAGGTAGTCTTGTATCCACTCACGTTTTTTTGGCCTGTTAGTCTGCTTAAAATCAATGATTGTGGGTCTTCCTTTGTAAACACCAATCATATCTGTTGTCCCCGCATAACGACCAGGATAATATAAATGTACTTCTGATCCCCATATTTCTGTTATATCTGCAAATGCCTCATCTATAATCTTTTGCGCCATTTTTTCTGCTTGTATGCCTATTTTTGTAAGATCTTTGTATTTATCTCCGTTCACAAAACGTTCTATATATAGGTGGAGCGCGGTTCCAATCTGGGCAGAATTTTGAATTATTTCCTCAGCTTTTTTCTCGCCAACTTTTTGACGCCATTTTTTTAAAAATGATTTATCCTTAGTTTTACCTAGTATAGATGTAACGGATGGTAATGCTTCACCATCAGGTGTTAAATACAATCTTGTATCACCATCCTGACGTTTGAGATCTGCGTAATTATATTTCTGTGTTATTTGCACGTGGTATTATACCACAAATTAGACTATTCCGCCAGTTTTTAATCCTATTCGTTTAGCTTTAATTAAATTCAAAATTTCCTTAAACATTCGTGGATTTTTATTTTTTAAAATTGCTAAAAGACTAAGCCATGTATTAATTTTTGAAGTGGATGCTATTTCTTTTGGAGGAGTTAAAGTTATTGAATCTCTTAAAGAAGAATTTAAATAACTTTCTAATCTTGTCATAAAAGAATCTTTTCCACCTTTATAGCTAGTGGTAATTGCATCAAGATTTTCACCCATTCCCATATTAGGAGTCCAATCTTTTAATTTTTTTCTATCTTTTATTAATTCACTAATTGTTTTATGTCTATCAACAGGATTAGCTTTAATAGGTGGATCAACTGTAAGTGTCTTAATTGCTTTAGTATCAGGTGTGTTAGTAGCAAATCTATTAACAAAATTTTTATCAGTTGTAAACCAACGACCTACAAATTCTTTTTTAGGGTCTGTATCAGGACGCATAAATGGGGCTTGCCCTGGATAATTTTCTGCACGATATAATTTTAAAGGTGTATTTGCTTTAAGATTATTTTTAATTTCATTTGCTTTAAATTTTCTAAAATTTAAGTCTACAATTTTTAACTTAAGTTTTAATGGAACTTTTTTACTTTTTAATAAAAAATTTATTATCCCACTCATAAAATTTCACTATATTTCTAATGCTAGTTTAGTAGTCTCCTCTACCCTTCTTGTCCAACCTTTTCCAAAAGTATTAAAAGTAGAAAGGTTTTCATAGTATTCTTGTCTAGCAGATTGATATTGTTTTATACTTTCTTTTAAACCATTGTCACCAACATACTCATTTACTTTAGCCAAGGTCATAGGTCCAATGCCACCATCTACTGTAGTACCAATCATTTTTTGTAAAAATTTAGCGGCTCTACCAGGTCCTGCATTTACACCAAAATCAAATACACATAAATCTAAACCATTAGGTAAATCATCACCTTTCATTTTATCCCAATAACCTTTTTTATAAATTGGTGCTACATCTTCTACTGTTAATTCTTTCATATCTTTAGTACCACCATGTTCTTCATAAACTCTTTTAGTAACACCTAAATTAGTTTCTCCTCCTGGATCTTCTGGGTGATTAACATAACCACCTTCGTGATGTAATATTGTCTCTAAACATTTTTGATAATTTTTTTGCATTATAACCTATCCAATTTTTTATTTATGTTTTTAACCTCTGCCTCTATGACAGCGATTCTTGATTCTATTTTTGTAAATAGTTGTATGGCTTGTTCCATACGATCCATATCGGATTCCATTGCAGAAATACGTTGTGATGTCATGCCCCATGTTACACCAAGGGCAAGAATAATTCCAACTATCCAAACTGTATCTCTTAAACTCATTATACTTTTCCGCCTTTTCCATAATTTCTTTTTGCATAATTTTTAACTTTAATATTACGCATAGGACGTTTTTTAAGATTTTTAATTTTTTTTAATTTTTTCATAGTTTTTAATATTTTTTTAACTGCCGATACCATATCTATCTCCTTAAGGTCATTAATCCACCTCCAGCTGCATACTGTGCTGCTAAGGCTGCATCTGTATCACCCTCATACAATGCTTGTGCTGCTCCTGGATTTAAAGTATCACTCTCCGCAAGAGATGAACCTGCTACTGGAGCTGTAGAAGCAAGTTGTGTTCCACCCACATCTCCACCAGTTGGTGTAACTTGTTGTGGAGGTGTTTGTATTGTTGGTTGAACTTGTGCTTGTGGTTCTGAACGTGCTGGCATAACCTTTTGTATTACATTTCCAATGTTTTCTGTTGCTCTATCTACAAAACTTCTTTTCGCTGGTTGTGTGGATTGATATTCTAATTGTTCAAGATCTTTATCTATGTCTTCTATTTCATTTCTAAATAAATGAAATAAACGAACAATAGCTGCATTTCTTGCACGTTCTGGTAATTTATAATCAATAGCGTTTTTATATACACGTAGGTTAATTGGGTTAGTCATAATTTTTGTAAAATGACGAGTCAAAAGAGTTCCTAATATAATTCCAATTGGAATTCCTGTACCAAAAGCACCAGTTGCTGCACCACCACCAGCTGCTATAGCATGTTGTGATCCCACATTTGATAAAGGCATAAAAGATCTAATCGCACCACGAAGACCAGAAATTTGTGCTCTTCTGGCAATGAATGTACTAACATCAGGAATACCAAATTTAAATACATCTTCAACCATATCAGCCCATGCTTCTAAATCATTAACTGTAGGTAATTTAGCAGTGCTGCTTTCAACACCTTCCATTACTGCGCCTGGAATTAAACCACCTGGTTTAATAGTAGCATCAAAATCTTTAGAACTAAATCCACCTGGAGTTGTTGCTGTTGCTTCACGTCCTACTGAAGAAGTAGGTGTTGCACCAGGAAGCATTTCTTTTAACGCTGCATATTTATTTCCAGCTTTATCATTAAGACCTAAAATAGATCTAAACTTTTTAAAATCAATTTGTTTTATTCCTTCTTTTGGTCCTGCTTCAATAGAATCTTCAAAAGCATTTTGTATGAATCTTCTTGTTGTTTGATTAAATACATCTGGTCCCACAATATGTCTAAAAGATCTAATAGCTTCTGGTCTCGCAGCATCAAAAGCTGTAGCAAATAAATCATCCGCAGCTCTTGGTCCTTGTTCCGCAAGTCTTAAAGTAAATCCAAATTTATCCACTGCATTAAATGCTCTTCCAGCAGAACTATCAAAAAGTAACATTCCGTTTGTTGCATAGTTATCAAAATCATCAAGCAATCTTCTTGCTTCGCTGTTTTCTATTGTTCCTAAAGACGCTTCTGTTGATCTTTTTATTCTAGATAAATGATCCATTACATCTGGATTATCTTTGTATCGTCTAGCGTAAGTTTCTATGTCTTTAAATAATTTTTCTAATTCAATAACAGAAAATTTTGATCGTGGGCCCAGCATTCCTTGAAGTGTATTATTAACCCAATTATAAAAAGACTTTTCTCCTTCCGGGAATCTTATTTCAGGACCTAAACCAATTTTTACATCTGTTCTGTATGCTCCTGTATCATCTAAAAATCTTGCTTTTGGCACACTATCAAGAACACCTTCCATTGTAAAACGTATTGGTGATCCATCAATTACATACCCTGTTTCTCTTGCGTGTCTTCTAAAACGATTTAATTTTCTTTTTAAATTAGCAAGATAACGTGAGGCTGTTTTTCTTTTTGCCATTAATATATTATGTGACATTAATTCACGAGTTGCTACGGTTGGTGCGTAAGCTGCAAACATATTGTGAAATAAATTAATTAATATGTCACCTTGTTCTTCTAAATTTTGTTTTATTTTACTACCAAGAAAAGGAAATCTACCACCTGTTTGAATAACTGTTCCTGACATTGGATTACCTAATGTAGAAATAGAATAAGGTGTTCCTTGAATAGGCATTTCTCCTGCACCACGTTCAATATTACCCCAATAAAAAGGAAATAATCCTCTTCTAAGTTCAGCTACATCATCTAAACCAGTTTGACCAACTTGTAATCTTGGTCCACCAGGAACTGGTGTAATAGGTATACTGCCAAGTTCTGCGGGTAATTTACCTTCTACTCCGTATCCACCTGTAGGAAACTTATCAAAAAGTTCTTGTCCTCTTTTAATTTTTGCCGCTCCTTCTGTTCCAACTCCACCTACGTATGTTCTAGTAATATTTCTTAATGAATTATAAGCTGGTCTTGTGCCAAGAATAACTGTTCCTAGAAGCGCATCTGTTGCTGCAAGATCTGCTGATCTATATAATCTAGCACCTAGACCCGGTCTGTTGATTGCATATGTTTTAGGATCACGTCCTTGCATTGTTGCTCTAGCTTTATTAGCTTGATTATATAAATCTAATCCTAACTCATAACCAAAGTACGCTGCACCTACACCAAATGCCCCACCAAGAACACTTGCTGCAAATTTCCATGCGCCTGGTACGGGAGCTTTTGACCCTATTTTTGCTCCTCTTTTAAAAGCGTTTGCAAAATTTCTAGCACCCGTGTTCGTTGCACCATACAAACTAGCTCCTGTTCCCATAATAACTTCTGCTGAAATCTCTAATTCTGGAAAAGGATTAGGTCGTGTTGTATCTAATTTAAACGGATCAGGGTCAACATTAGAAATGTCAATTGTTCCTGGAAGATTAAATTCTTGTGGCGCGTATCCAGATAGACGAATCATTTTAATAATACTTTCTTCTGCCATTTTTAATGTTTCTGGATTTCCTGTATCATTATATTTTCTAACAGCTGCATCAAACATATTAGTTGCACGTGCACGAACAACATCCTTAGGATTTTCTCTTCGAAGTTGCATTTTCTTTTCAAAACTAATTTCTTGAGCTGCTTTTTGTCTTTCTTGTTTCCTGTATTGATCCATAAATGGAGTTCCTCCAGGAGTAAATACGTCCCCTATTCTTCTAACAGCTCTAGAGGCAGCACCTTTAATGGGATCAAATACTGGATCTATAAATCTTTCTCTATCATCACGAATATTTTGTTCGGCAGCTGTGATGGGTCTTCCACCTTTATCAATGCTAGTATATTCACTAATGGGTTGTGAAGCTGGTTTACGATCTTGAAATTTTCTTGCTACAGGAACTACATCTAATATTGCCATTATTGAATTCCCTCCAATTTATCAAAATAATCTTCTATATATGACTCTGTGTCAAAGTCCTCTGGTATGTAATAATTATCATCCATTGTTCCACCTTCAGTGCTTCCAATTCCTTCACGAAACTGATCCATAATACTTGATAAAGTATTACCTGCTTCATCACCAGGATATATTGCTCCTGGAAATTTAACCCACGTGCCATACGATGGAAGAATTGCAGAGTTAGTATCTTTTTCTTTTAATAATCCCCAAACATTATATTGTATGATAGCTTTGTTAATTAAAGCAAGACCGCCACCAGAACCATCAGCTGCACCAAAACGGTCATCAATAAGTTCTGCTGTAACTTCAACTCCTGCTGCTTCTAAGTTTCTTTTCCAATCTTCTAAGAAATTTTTAAAATATCTAAATTGTCTATTAACAATATCATTTGGATTAGAGATAATGCCTGGCGTTAAATCAACGTCTCGTTTAGAGTCAGCAATTGTATCTGCAAGTAAACGACCTGTAGGTTGTTTATAACGTGCAACAATCATACCTATTTGGTTTTTGTATTGTTCCATGATACCAACAGTACCTTCTTTCCAAGGCGATGCTTGCGCACCAATTTTTATTCTTATAGATAAAGGTGTTTCATATATATCACCTACTTCTGTTTGTCCTGTTCTTAATGCTCCACCTTCATCACGGTATGTATAAGTTTGTCCTGCATAAATTCCTTCTGTGTCTGTAAATGTTCCATCAGTATTTAACTTATCTGTCTCAAACACATCTACTAATTTACCATTATCTGTATCAATGTTTTGCATCCAATAATTTTCTAATTGATCAAAAGCTTCTGAATAAGATTTAGCCATACTGTTTCCAACTTCTGCTTCTGTTGAACCCATCCATGGTGCAATCGCAGCAATTTGTTCCCAAGGTGCTAAAACTCTTCTTGCTGTTTCTGCAAATAAACCTGTAGGACCCACATATTTATCAGAGTTATATGTTCCATTTGAATATAACGTAATAAAGTTTAACATCTCAGCTATCTTAGGTAAGCCACGTTCTAAAACAGTTGCATATTTTTCTCTTTCATCACGTCCTCCTGGAGATTCCATTCCTATTTCACCTTCACCAAATGCACCAAACGCTCCTGTTTCACCAGTTGTTGCTGCATCTAGCAATGTAAAGAGTGGAGGAAGTCCTTGCGCAGTAAGTGAAGCATTAGCATCCATAAATGCTTTTGATTGTAAATCTTTACTAAAACCAAAACCTGAACCAACTGGAGTGTATCCCACAGCTACATATTGATTATTGTCATCTTTAAAGAAGCTACCATCCTCATTCATTTGGTAAGTAATTTTGTGTGGATAAATCATTGTTCCTTTTCCTGGACCAAATGCTTCATCACCTTTTTGTTCTTGTATTAATTGAAATGCTGCAAGTGCTAATTCTTGATCTCTTGCATTTCTTCTATTAGAAACTTCAAGCATTTGAGGAAGAACTTGAAGACCAGCTTGTCCTGCAACATCAAAAAATCCAGCAAGACCACCTCTTAATGTTTTACCTGTCATTAACGCTGAACCAAGTTGCATTAATAAATTAATATTATCTCTTTTTCCTGGATCACCAACGAGTTCTCTTAATTGTTCAGTCATAGCTCGAACACGAGTCATGTCAATTTTTTCTAATTCTGCTGCTTCCCCTGCATTACTTGGAGTTAAGTAAGGAGAAAATTGCTGATTCATATTTAAAGCATCTTCACTATTTGCAGCTTCCTCTGTGTTTTCTACTGTTTCATTTTTTGTGGCAAATATATCACCTGATAAAACATTTCCTCCTTGAAAATTTTCATCTTTATTGGCATTAGCGTTTCCTGTTATTTTAGTAACTACATTATCTTTAGCAGATTCAATTTTATCTAAAATATTAGGATTTACAATTTTCTCTTTACTAATAACATTATTATCATCTGTAATAACAGATTGCTCTTTTACCTCACGAACATTTTCATCTTCTTTTAAAAGATTATACCCCACCATTCCATAAGTCGTGCCTGATGCAACTTTACCTGTTTTTCTAGTGGGAATTAAACTTTCTTTTATAAATCCTTTTCTCTTAATAGGAATAGGTCCTTTAACAGGATCATATCCTAAATCAAATTTGTCAAAAGTTTCAAGTCCTTTTTTAATCTTTGGACCAATAAAAGGAATTTTACCTAGTGTTGCTTTGGAACCTTTTATAACAGGACCCGCAATCCAATAATGTGGACGGTTTTGAAACATAGGTCTGCTTAATATTTTTCTATTCATGCGACCTAATTTTTCTGATTCGCAAATCCTTGGTACGCTGCAAGACCCGTAATTCCAGCGCCAACGGCTTGTGCTAATGGGTTAGTTCCTGGTGCAGTAGACATTGTTAATGAAGATGCACTTGTTGGTGCGCCTTGATAAATGTCTGATACAAATCCAGTACGTTGATACGGCTCATAAAGTTGTGCCATTTGTTGTTTAAACTTAGCGTCCTCTTCCATTTGTGATCTTTGTTGTTGCATTGTTCCAGTTTGTAAAAGACCAGTAACATCGGCAGCTTGTTGTTGTTGTAATTGTTGTCCTAAACCTGCACTAAATTGTGCAGCTTGTTGTAATCTTCTTTGTTGATCTTGGAAAGACCCCATTGCTTGTTGTTGTGCTGCGCCATAACCTTGAGCTAGTGATTGTCCTACGGTCTGTGCTTGTTGTGCTCCAAGTTCAGCAGATTGAATTCCTTCTCGAGCTCCACCAAACGCACCTGTTTGAACTCCTCTTGCTGCAGCTTGGTTTTGCATTTTAGCAAATTGATCTTCAATACCTTGTGTTACGTAATCTTGGTATGGATTTAAAAATTGTTGATAAGATTGTGGATCATAAGCACCAGTTGTTTGTCCTGCATATTGTGCTGCTGCCCCTAAGAATGGTTCATAAGTTCCTAATCCAGCTTGTTGTCTTTGAAATGCTTGTGTTTGTGTTGGTTCAAATCCAGCTACTTGTTGTGTTGGAATTGTTAAACCTGTCTGCGCCAACTGCGAAGCAGTGTCCATTAATCCTAACTTACGTGCTTCTATCTCAGGTGCTTCACGTACGTATTGCGTCTGAGTTGTAACGTCAGGTGGCATTGGTGGTGCCGATGGCTTACTCATACTTTAATCCTATAATGTTTACAATATTCTTCCATCCCCAATTTCTTGGCGAAAGAATCAAATCGTGTAATATCTTTTTTGTTAACCGATGGTTCAAAATAAATCTCCTTTACTCCTATGCCTTTTGCCCAGTTGATGAATAAACGCATCATCTTCAGAGCTGTTGCTCCTCCACGTTTTGAAGGCACAACATAAATAAAATCTTCAGTCGCAAACAATTTGTCATTGTGAAAGTAATCTTGATAGTGACCTAAAAGATATCCAATTATTTTATCTTTACGCATAACTTTGATAAAAAATTGATGAGGTTCATTGATCGCTCGATACAACATACGCTCTATCTTTTTTATATCCCAATCAGTATCACTCCATTCAGACTCCTTGTATGTGTCTATTGTTAATTGCAGAAGAGATGGTATATCCCTTTCTGTTACAAAGTCCCAACTCACTTTCTTTTTATATCATACCTTCCATCATTGTATCTTCCTCCATCATCATTCCTTCTGGTCCGATCATTTCAGTCACAGTTGTTTCTTCCATTGAACCAAGTCCTTGTGACTCTTGAGATGGTTGTCCACCTTGTTCAAAGTTACGCATCATGTTCATCATACGCTCTGATCCCAATCCACGATCTCCTCCACCAGCACCTTCAACAGCTGCTGCCGTCATAACAAATTCGCCATCACTTAACATAGCTGGTATATCATCTGATACCCCGGTTCCTGGGCCCACTGGTTCTCCACCTGGACGCATGTCCAAATCGCCAGTTGGTAACATAGGAGACATAGGCGTACCCATACCACCTTCTTGGTAGTATCTTCTTGGATTACCTCCCATATTCATTTGTGGACGTCCTGTTTCATCTTGCATTTGTTCTCCCATTGGAGAAGCATATTGCTGTGTCATTCGTTGAAGTTGTCCACCTATACCTGTTAAAGGTTCATAGGCACGATTTTGTTGTTCTAAAATTTTTTCTATTACATCTTGCACATTTTCCATTGTAGGCTCTATACCTTGTTCCGCAAGATATGATGATACACGTGATGCCATTGCACCCATTTGCCCACTTGTGTCTCCACCTTCTTGATAGTGTGGTCGAAGAGATGCTATTCCACCTCCAGCGTATCCTGCACCTTCAGGGAAATAATATGGATCTTCTCTATCACTGTAAATTTCTTTTATTTTTTCTGGATCAGTAAACTCTCCAAACATAAATCTTCCTGGATTACGTCCATAAAACATATTAAGTGGTGGTCTAAATCTTTTCTTTGGATCATCTTCTGCACGTGGATTTAATAAATATTCTCCCATGCCAGATACAGTTGGTAATATACCATACTTATATGCACCTAGTTTATCAGCAGGAAATCCACCTGTTAATGCTTGTTTAAATTGTTCTTTAAATCCTAAATTTGCAATTGCAGCTTTTTTAGCTGCTTCTGCTGCTGCTTGTTTTGTAACCATGCTTGCTGCTTGCGCAGGAACTTGACCTGATGCTTGTGAAAGTAAAGAACCTCTAAGAGCTGCTTCTTTTGCTGCTGTTGCTGCTGGAGAAAATATACTTCCTATTCCTGCTGTAGCTGCACCAGTTCCGGCGCCTATTAATGCACCTCTTAGTGGGTCACGTCCTGACATATAAGCTGTTCCGCCACCTGTTACGCCGCCAATTAAGGCTGCCATTAATAATGGATGCATTATGAACTCCCTCCTAATATATCTGGTAATTTGTTTACACTGATTGCCACGTCTCTTTTTATATCCTCTTGTTTTGTATTAGTTGCAGGGTCATTGACATCGGCCTCTGCTTCTGATTCACTTGCATAAACCTTCCCTGTTTTTGCGTGTTTGATTGTAGATTTAGTTTCTACATCAGGTGCTGAAATAGTTGTTTTTCCAGCTAACACGGTAGTATTTTCATTTATAGCCATTTTTTATCCTCATTGCAATGATTAACTTATCTCTAACACACTTAGAATTACGTGTAAATCACCACCATTTTCAGCCTGTACCTTAATTACCTCTGATTCTTTAGCCACCAAAGGACAAGGTGAACCAACGGAAGAATCTGCCGAATCTTGATCTAAGCTTCCAGCAGACAATAATTCTTCTGTAGTTAAACTTTGAACAGATCTATCGGTCTGTAAATTAAAACTAACACTACTAGTATCTACTAGATAAATTGATATTTTACAATCATTTTGAGCATCTACATTAGATACACGAATTGATTTAATAATAGCTGTGGTTTCTGAGCCTACTGTATACAATGTTGTAAGAGCACTATTGGATAAAACTGCTTTATAATTTGTATATACGTTTGCCATTTATTCTAAAAACCATGCTACAGCTTCATTATCATTTCTAAGTGGTTCTGAAGTGTATGTATTATTAAGAGCAAAAATTAATTGCTCTAATGTTTGAATTAGTTGTGCCATTTGTGATTGATTATACTCTGGCGTTGCGTGTGGTAATAGTGGTACTGTTATTTTTGCCATGTTATCCTCTCATTCCGTCTGGTTTACCATCAAATCTAATAGTTCCGTATCGCCATTTATCATCGACGGCATCACTTGATACACGAAGTGCAAGTTGTCTTCCTCTTATTCGCGTGTCTTGTTTTTCTGTTGTTGTTGCAATTTCAAATGGTCCGTGTGTTGTTTGTGTTGTTGCTGGGTAAGATCTTGATTTAACTGTTATGTCAACATTACCAACTTGATTTTTAAAGTCGGGTATAAAACGTGAGATAGATAATAAATTATCTCCTTCGCCAAGATCAATATCACCTGATTCAATATGACAATTCATAGCAGAACCATCATCATTAACACCTTCTTCGTGTGCATAAACAAAAGTACGCCCAGATTTATTACCATAGATAGTTGAAATTGTAGATGTTGTATCACTTGAATCAAACTCAGTTGCATATGGATTTGGATAAACACCTCTATCAGCCCAAGTGCTTCTAGACAATGATCCAGTGTACCATAAATTTTCTGCGTAATTATAAGTTACATGTCTATCTATTTGTAGTGAATCTGCTGATGGATAAAACCATATAATTTCATTAAAGTCTGAATTTGATGCACAAAAAACTTCATTTAGAGCGTTTTTATTTATGTCATCAAACACATAATCTTGTACACTACAAGGTATTTTTTTCACAGCACCATCAAAAGTAAAGAATGAATCATTGCCCATCCAGTAAGTTCTACCACTAACATCAATAGCAGCATCACTTCCTACTGCACCACAATTATCACCTAATTGTTTAAATCCAAAAGTAAAAGGTGGTCCAACAAATTGCATTTGATATAATGCCATATCAGTCCAAATAAGAATTGCACCCCTAGATCTAACAGCTGCATTAATTTTATTTCCTGCAGTAAGTCTTTGTGATCCAGCAGTGTTAGTTGCAGTCGGTGTCCACGTATTTGTATCTTCTTGATCTGACCAACGTATAAACATATTATCTTGTGTTGTAGTTGTACCTATTGTTGTTTCAGTGCCAAAACAAATAACGTGACGATCATCACCAGATACTAACATAAATCTTGATTTAGTTGGTGCATTAGAAACATTTGTTCTTGCTGCCACATTACTAGATAATCCTGATGATGTGTCCCAATAATATAAACTACCATCAAATTTTTGTGCTAATACATCTTCACCCCAGTTATCAAGTGCCCAGTTTTCTGCTGATAATTTTACTTCTTGTGGACCTGTTAGTCCTTCACGTGTAACATTCCACGTGCCTTTATCAGTATCACCTGTTGAATCCCACACACTAGCGCCCCATCCATATCCGTATATTGATGTAGCTGGTCCTGAATTTATTTGATAAGTTGCGGTTGCTGTTGCACCTGTTGCTGAAGATGATGCTGCAGCTGGTGACTCAATCGTGTAAGTATTAGCATCAACTGCTGTTAATATTTCAAATTCATTTTGTAAATTAGCTTGCGTAATTCCACCAATAGCACCACTAACACTTGAAATAGTAACATGATCACCAATTAATGCGCCGTGTGATGCATCTGTAACTGTAACTGTTTTTGATCCTGACGTTGTTGCAAATTGTGTAATAGATCCTGTTCCACGCGTCGGTGTTATATCTGCATAACTTCCCTCAGAATATGCATATAGTTTTTTATTAGTTCCGTACATAGCGTAGTTAACGCCGGCATTACTGGACCATGTAAGTATAGCGCGAGTTGCACCAAGGAGAGCGTCGCTTGAAACTTTTTCCCAACCACCAATTTTTTCAGGTTGTCCATAACGAAAGCGTACATTATCACTATCTACCCATTTACCTTCTGCACCGTATTCGGTATTTTGTTTATCTATACCAGGTGCTACTCTAAGTTTTTGTAATGGCATAAAAGCTCCTAGTTAGTTGCGTAGTAAGGTATCCAAAAATCCGTTCCGTTAATATCAACACGAATATGTCCTGTTAATGATCCTACACTTGTATCTGTTGAAAGACTTTTACTTTGATCAGAAGCAGTTGTTCCATCAAATTTAATAAAAGGTTGATCTGTATCGTCTTGATCTAATGATAAACATGCAATAGCACCAGAAGAATTAGCTTGATTAATTTCTACACTTGCATCTGCAGGTGTAGATGTACCAAAACCAATTTTATCAGCAGAACCATCAGCAAAAAAAGCATGTGTTAAAGTATCTGTTTCTATTCTAAAATCAACTGCAGCGTGAGATTCATTAAATACAAATCCACCACCATCAAAATCAATACTACCTGTTGCTTTAACTCCACCTACAACGTGTAATTCTGTTGAAGGTGAACCTGTTTTAATTCCAACACGATCGTTTCCTGCATCAGTAAAAAATAAGTTAGCATCTCCGTTTCCTTCAATTCTAAAATCAACGTCTGCTGATGATTGATTAAATATAAAACTACCACCATCGAATTCAACATTACCTGCCACAGTCAATGTACCATTTGCTGAAATGTTTCCACAATCCGCTAATACATCAAACATAGTTGATCCGTCAGAATAAAGTAAATGTTTTGAACTTGATACAAGCGAAGCAGCTGTTCCACCTGCTGGTTTAAATCCTAATGTATATGTCCCCATGCTTGTAGCATTATCAACAATATACCAGGACTCTACAGCTTCACACTGCATGGTTGTATTACCAGTAAGTGTGCCTGTTAATTTAATTATCGCATTACTTTGTTCATCTGTTGTAGAACCATCAGATGCAGTCAAAGAATCAGAAGTGCTAGCAACAGCTACAGATACATATCCTTTAATAGCTGATTCCAGCTTTTGTAAATTGTTATTTGTTATTGTTCCCCATGTTCCTGAGTTTTCACCAGTTGCTTGAAGCTCTAGGTTTAGTGAACTTGAATATGTTGAAGCCATTTATCCTCCTTATGCCACGTCGTCTATTAAAGCAGCAACGATTGCATTTGCTGTTGCATCGCCAGCGTCTGCTACATCAGAAGATATAGCATGAATATTAGCAACTGTCACGTTTGGAAGTCTTCCAAACCATGATTGTTCTGGACCAATAAAAATTCCATCAGCTAAATCATTAGCCGCTGTTCCACCATCTAAGCATATTACAATACCATCTGCTGTGCTTGTGTTCTTAATAAATAAAAATTTTACTTTATCACTTGTACTTACCGCTGTCATATCAGTATCCTGATCAACGGCAGTATAATCAATAAAGCGACCAGCAATTAAATCAGCACTAGTAGTAGTTACTGCTGTTAACTTGTAGTACCATTTATCATTTGCATCATCCGGTGTCACCGTCATAGATCCACTAATAGTTTTAGAAATCTCATCTGGTAAGATAGTTGCGCTTAATGTTATACTTGCATCATCTGCCATATTATATCCTAATCACTTGATCCTGGTTCTACATTAGACCATGTTGATGTTTCGCTATCATCAGTTTGATTCCAAATAAAGAAGTTTGGTTCACCAGTACTAAATGAAATTAAGTTCTGGAATGCTTCACCAAACGCTGTTTCATCACCAATGCTAAATGTTGGTACTCCAGCACTTGTCACATCAATGTCTGCTCCACCAGTCGCTACCTCAGTGCCTAAACTAAATGTTCCTGCACCAGCTGTTGTAACAGCAAATTCTGCAGTACCTGTAACTGTTTCTGTTCCAATACTAAACGTTGCCGCTTGGCCCATGGAAACATCAACTGTTCCTGCATTAACAACAAGTCCAGATAGCGCTTCGGCTACTGCAAATTGTCCTATTGTTCCGTGACCTAGTAGCATTAAGCATCCTCTAATGCTTTAACTTTAGTTTCAAGTGTTTCTATTTTTGTTATTAATTGTTGTATAACGGAAATATACATAGCATCTGTTTTATCTAATTTAGAAGCCATTGCTTTTTTTCCATCTTTTAAAGAACCATCATCGTTGTAGATAATACTATAATCTGCATTTTCTTTGTTTATTTCATATTCATATGTCCAGTAATCATCAACTGTTTTAATTTCTTGTGCAATAAATCCTCTATTATCTGTTCTACCACTGTGCTCTACAGGATTTTTCCAATCAAAAGTTCTTGGTTTATATTTTTTAAATGTTTCTAAATCATAGGTATAATCTTTGATATTATCTTTTAATCTTTGATCTGATAAAGAACCTATACTTGTATCACTTGCAGTTAAATCACCATTTTGTGATATTCTAAATCTTTCATTAACACTATTTGCACCATCTGGCGTAACCATTAAACCCATTCTCGTAGGCATATCATTTGCACCGGGTGTTCCATCTACTCTACAATCTATAACCCCACCTTGTGTCTCTGTGTCACCACCATCATCAGCCGCCCAACGTATCCCGCCTAAAACATCATTATTTGCAACTGATGTAAAACTTCCTACTGCTGTGTTTCTTGATTTAACAAAAACAAATGAAGGACCACCATCATTATTTTTTTTAGCTTGTAAAGACATAGCCGGATTATCATCTAGTTGTATTACTGTAAATACAGAGGTATATCCTCCTGCATTCTCCCCCGCAGAAGCACCGCAAGTTATACGAGAATTATGTTGCCCATCTAGAAAAAAAGCATGAGTGTTTGAATTACTTTCTATTCTAAAATCTAAATCATCAGAGTCTTCATTAATACATATTTCTCCATCTGCAATAGTTAATTGGTCATCATTAGAAGATGATTGGTCATCAATACCTGTTAAACCTGCTGAAATAGAAGTGTGTTCTGTTCCTGCTAAATCTAATACATCGCAATGTAAGGTACCATCAAAATACCCATCTTTAAATTCTAAAGAAGTTGTACCTAAATCTACATCATTATCTGTAACAGGAGATACAGCACCATCTTTAATGGTAATTTGGTCTGTACCAGCTACTCTAATATCTATCTGATCATCCGTATCTGCTGTAATGCTTGTATCACCATCAACATCTAAAATTAATTCATCACCGTTTATATCACGGTTCATTGGGCCACCTACTGCACCAGATATTTCTGTTATAAATATTGACGCACCACTTGCAGGAGCAGTCGTAAATGTAATCTGTGTTCCACCTGTAGCTATTGTATAATCTGTTACGGGTTTTTGAATTACCCCGTCGTGTGAGACTAAAAGCTGTGCAGGGGATCCTACTTGTGTACCTAAATTAAAAGTTGTATTAGAACCATTATAAGTATTTCCACTTGTATCTAATACACTAAACGTGCCATTTTTAATTCCTTGTCCTACGTATGCCATTTATTCTCCTATTTATTAAAGATGAAATATTTATCTATTCCACTCTCTAAGTTTTTCATTTTTTTCCAATGTGTTGGAATTATTGCTGAATCTCTAACTGGTACTTGCCCTAACATACCAATAAGAACCCATTCTTTTAATCT